TTCCTTTTACAACACCGCTTTCGTCAATAGTAATGGTAGTACCGTCAACTTTTGATGCAACGTGACCGTTTGAATCAATTAACGAAACTGGTAACTTTGAATCTCCTTTAGAGATATACAGTCTATCCTCATCAGAGGAAAATTCAAATTTGTAACCGTCAAGAGCGGCGTTAATTTTGCCAATAGCCTCATCAATCAGTCGAATATTGCTTTTACCACCTTGACCTGTAAGTTGATCAAATACAGTCAACCATAATTCGCTGTAATCTGTTTCAGCCCACAACTTAACGCCAGTGTTACTTAATATCTCTGACATATATTTCCTCCTTTTAAATTATTTTCTTTCTACCTGTTTCTGAGATTGTTTGATTATAATAACTATTTAATGATCCACTCATCATTTTTAATCGTATCAAATAAGAAGCAGACATATTGACCTTCCCATTTGTAAAATTGATTTTATTATCTTCATTTGATTCATTAAAAATGTCTATCTGCGTATGAACTTCGTTGTTCTTAAGCTGAATCTCATTATTATCAATTTTCAGTTTTTCGCTTAATGAAAGAGAAGAGTTATTGTTCTGTACAACAATATCAGAATCGTTTTTTGACTCAATTCTTTCAGAAACTATAGAGGAAGTATTTTTATTCTCTATCTTTATTGTGTTTTCTTCTTTATTTTTGACATTTTCACGAATTAAAAATGTTGAATCATCATCAAATTTAATCTCATTTCTTGATTTTGCATGGGACAAAAACAAGACTCTTGTTAGAAATTTTGAATTATTAAAAGCCACGTTATTTGTGCGTGGCTTTAATATTGCTTTTAATGCTGTTTTAATAGAGTTCTTAATTTTAATAAAACTCGTATTAACAAGCTGAGTATATCGTGAAGCACCATGAATATACTCACGAAATGTTTGCCTATCCGAAATCTTGGATGATAAAATGTGATAGTTTATTCGCATACTTCACCTCGTTTTCTTTTATGCGTTCAGTACAGTAGTAGTTAACCCTTCTGTTGGAATTTCAAGAACTGCACCTGCCGGAATTTCCTGTGCCCTCATTAACTCTCCATAGAACATCATATTTCCACCTGTCTCTGCATCAAAAATCACCCAATGTGTAACAGGGGAAGCAGCCGTAGTCCATGATTCAGCAGCCTCGTCAAAACGGAATACTACAGAGTTTGAGATTGCACCTTCGTTTGGTTCACTCCAGTTAGTAGAATCACACTTAGCTGAGAAACGCTTGTAACTAGGAGCAGTAGGCTCTGTACAGTTTGTTCCCGCTTCTGTAGGAGCTGTCTTGCTTACTCCGATATAAATTGTCTTTTCGCCATTACGAAAGATATTAGTTAAAATCTGATTCTTCTCGTATGTATTAATCATTACGAATCCTCCTTATTTATTTGATCATAGGTTTTATTGAGATTTTGCCGAGATCGGCAACGAAACGATTCCCAAGTCTATCTGTTATAATCAGTTGATGTGTAAATTTACCAAATAGATTTAACGTGTCAGAAGATGGGATAGTGATTTGAATTACATTATCTGTAATTTTAATTGTGCCTTTGGTTGTTGATTCAGTTGCCAAAACCTCTGTTTCTCCGTACTTTGCTAAACGCCATTCACAAGAAGAAGCCGCTATATGATATTCTGTATCTAAAATGTCATATAAATCGACCTCGAATGTCTGTTGACAACCTTCAATCATACCAAAGTCTGAATTGTTAAATACTTCACATGACATTTACTTTACCTCATTATTTTGTGACTCCTTTGTTACATTTTCTTTTTTATCCTCTATAATAGGACTATTAAGAATCACACTAATTTGTGCGATTCCTTGCGCTTGTTGAATTCCTGTAAAATTCATAGAATTCAGAATATTAAAAAGAAGTTGTATCTTATCTTTTGGATAAGAGACAACTTCCTGTACTTGTGTATTATTCTGTTTTTGTTCCATATTAACCCTTTCTTTATTTCTTTTTGAACGTGCTATTACACCATGATTTTGTTGCATAACCACTTAAGTCAGATGCAGTAACCATTTTACGATATACTTCAGACAACTTATCTGCTACATATTCATTTACATACGTTTGAACATAATCTGGTGTTGCTCCTGTCAAAATACCAGAACTATAATTAGAAAAATCAATGAGCCTAGATCCACCGCCATATGTTCCAACTGCAACTGAGTAAGATGCTTCGATATCTTTTGTACTTTTTGGAAGCGAAGAAGAAGTGATAAGTTGTTCACCGTTTGCAAAAATTGTACCTTTTAGATTGATAACATTTGATTGAATATTCAATTCGTTAGAACCATTTATATAATTACAATTCATAGAATTAGAGAATATACTATTATTACTTATTATTGTTCCGTCATTATTTCCATTAGATAATAACTGTATTAAGCTTGGAGATATTATACTTGTTCCATAGTCACCATCATACCATAAATATCCATTTGTAATTCCCCAATCACCAATTAACCCCGCATTTGCTTTCATATTTCCATATTTATCCACTAAAAAGTTACCATTGTTTATATTAATACTTCCACCAATAAGATCTCCACTAAACGTACCTTTGTTTGCGGTTAAATTACCATCTTTATCAACCGTAAATGTCCCATTACCAAGATTGATAGAGCCACCTTTTAACTGACCGCTGAAAATGCCGCTAGAACCAGTCAAATCGCCCATAAAATGCACATTACCATCTGAGTCAACGTAAAACTGTTTGTTATTCCCCTTATAAATAGAAAATAATTCTTCACTTTGATTCGGTTGAATTCGTACAGAGTTATTACCACTTTTAGCAATAAAACCAGCATCATCAAATTTATAAGTACCTGAATTGTTTTGTAAAGTAAGATATTCTCCCAAAAATAATTTTCCTAAAATTGCTTCGGCATTTACGGCATAAACAGTATTTCCATTTTTGTCAATGGGAATCTTACCGATAGCCATTTTTGCACTCTGGAAACCATCATCTGAAAATACAATTTGGTTGTTAATAATCTTAATCTGTTCGGGATCAAAGTCATTCTTCTGTTCATTCCATTGCCTGAACCACATTCCAGTTTCGTCCCATGATTGATGTTGATTTTTTACAGGAATATTTGCAACATCTAATCCATATTTCCGCATTTCCTCAACAAAGTTACTCTGATTTACAGACTTATCGTATTGGTCTTTGTTAAACTGAAAGCTCATAGCAGCAGAGTTAGCCTGTGAAATGATACTGGCTACATCATTACATACACCATGCACACGAATAGCATCAGAGAATGTTACGTCAATTTTACTTGTGTCGTTATAATCAACTGTAAAACTAATCAATCTCAATTTAATTACAGTATCATAATCAGTAGCCATTCTTATGAAGTTGCCAAGTTGGAAATACTTTAAGAATCCTTTGAATTGTGGAATAGTGAGAACATTAGAAAGAGTAGAAGTGTACTGATATTGTGGTCGGCATTTCTTGGATAAATCCTTCCATGCAACATCATATAGCTGACGTTCAATGTCGAATCTCTCTGTATCAGTTGTATTATCTGTAGTAATATAATTGTCGTTACTATATGTTTCCTCTACAACATAAGAATCAAGTGTTTTCCATTCATCCTTAGTAAACCATTTATCCATATCCAACTGAGATTGAACAGCATTTCTTTCTGCGATAATAGAATTATATACATCTGTAGCAGAATCAACCTCAGACTTTCTTTTATTGTATTCGGCAGTAACATTGTTCAAATCCTCAAGATTTTGCTGATACAGATTATAGTTAAAAGAATTTGGCTTATTCATACCTTGGGCACAATAAACTTCATCTATGTTCTTGAACGATTTAACCTTTGAATCCAGAAAATCCAATCCATATTTCGTCCAATCCTTAGAATCCAAACTATCAGGTAATCTCGTTTCAAGTTCCTGAATAACACCAATCTGATCACCAAGATGCTTCATAATTTCTTCGTACTGTGGTTTTAAAGATTGATATTTTTCATTATATAACTTTACTTTGTTCTGAATAGATTCTTCCATTTCAGGTAAATAATATTCAAAATTATAAATCTTATTTGTGCTATTTGGATTGACTTCATTGATATAAATTCCATCACCACCATTTACACGATAGCATGTAATAATGCTATTTTCATCAATGCTTTCTATCATAGACTGCGCAAGATTATCCATTGAGATATAGATATTTGTATCTTCTCCATAATCGTCTAAATCATAAGCATTTATAGTCATATTGAATGTATCGAAAACAAACAAACAATTAAATGCTTCTGATACATCACCAGTCAAAAATGAATATATATCTATATCGTCCTCGTCAAAACTTCTTTGTTTGTTAGCAAGAGTAGCATCTACATGACCAACCGACCAACTTGGAGCAACATTCAATACACGATGCAATAAACTTCCTTTAGGGTTTGTAGGATCGTAGAAGATGGTCTTTACATAATCGTCATACAAAATCTCGCCCGTATTACATTCAAAATCAATGAGTCGCTTGTTACACAATGTACACTCTAATGAATTTGCTGTAATACTTTTTGAGATCCCTGTATTCTCAATATTAGTCTCCGCATGAATTTTATACCAGCCAATACCCTGTACCATAATCAAACGATCTTCTTGAAAATCGTCATAATGTTCATATTTCTTACCATTGATATCTCTATAGATTTTAAAAGAAGCAGTCTGATAAGCATTTAGATTAAAAGTAAGAGATAAATCATCATAAATACTTACTGCACCAAGAAAAGTTTTATCCTTTTTAGCAATGTAGATAATTGGTTTTTCAAGATTGTTCAAGAAATCAACGGGTAAATTAAATGATTGAACCGCCATCAGATCACCACCTTCCTTATTGGTCTATATTTCATAGTAAGAGTGCAATTACCCTCAACCTTAAATATGTTCGTTCTCTTGTTAATGTCGTTTACAATACGTGGAAGTTTATAGTTGGTATCGTTGTAGATTTTATGTGATATAGCTGTAGAAGTGATTTCTAAGATTGTTCCATCAATTTTTATAACTTCATTATTGATGCAATTATCCAGCTTGAAAATTTCACCCGATGTTTCATTGGTAATTTTGAGGTTACAAGCACTGGAAATATCAATTTCTATATCGGGATAAATATAACCAATTTCATCACTCATATCTACAAACTTTAACATACCAATACCATTTTCTGTTGTTGCCTTTAGTGTAATTAACTGTCCAAACCCAAATGGGGCATCTGTTGTCCCTGTGATTGTAATCCCAATAATATCACCAGCTATAGAAATAGGGGATACATTTAATTGTGCATTAAAATGAACTGTATCATAATCTAATCGTGTAACTGTGAATTCCTTATAATTATCTTTCCTCTGTAACCATCGAGCAATTGCAGAATACTCATATGAATCAATTGGCTCAAAATTCTGTTTCATAACTTGGAATTCAAACTTAATCGCTTCTGAATAACTTGAATTTCCATTTTTATACCATCTATTTTGAATAGGAGAGGAGGTTAGTGTAAATTCAATATTGCCACCTGTCGTATCAGATGGAGTATTCCCGTCAAATTCACATACCATCAGTCCATACTCATCAGAGGTCTTATTATCAAAAGTAAAACCACGAGTTTGAATTGTCATGGCAACCTCCTTTCTTTTTACATCCTTTTCTTCATTTCTTTTTCATATTTCTTTTTGAGTTTTTTCATTTCTCTGTTTGTCCCAGAAAACTCTTTATTCAATTTCTGTGTCTCAGAAATAATATCTTGTAATTCCTTAATATCACTTCCAAAACTTTCAATTTCTTTCTCTAATTCAGTGTTTTTCTCCTGTAACTTCCGAATCTGTTCATCACGTTCAAGAAGCAGTTTTTCAAGAATACTTACTTTTCTTTCATTAGTCACTTCTGACATACGTTTTCCTCCATTAAAATAGGAGAGGATATTTCACCTCTCCATAAATTATCTTCTTACTCCTTTGGCATAAGTTGCTTGGTTAATCTTTCTCACAACATTTTCAGCCTGTTTCTGAGCAACACCTTCCATCTGCTTAACAATCTTGTCTGTAGCGACACCTTCAACAATCGTTCTGTTGTCGATTTGATAAGTAGGAGATTGGGATGAAACTTTCTCAATAGGAATGTTCTTCAGATTGTCAATAATAGAATCAATCTGTGGAATAACAGGCTTAAAATTCAACAATGCTTGCGTCTGTTCCTTAGAAAGTACAGCTTCGCCACGTTGTAAGAAACTAATACCATCTTCACCAGAAAGTTTAACAAGATCCTTAATCACACCGCCAGTTGAGAACGAAGCGTCTTTTATAAGTTTCTTGAGAGCTGAAGCAATTTTCTCTCTATCATTCTTACCAGACAAATCACTTTTTACAGATACACCAAGTTTCTTCGCAAGAGCAACTTCATTAGCTATACTCAGAACTTGTTTATGCTGTTTATCATAAAGATACTGATTAAGAGCACCGTAATACGATTTCTTGTGTGTTGCCGAATCTGAATGCTTAGATATCCATTCTGTAATATCACTTGCTTTCTTTTTGAGTTCATACAATTTCTGTTGCTTATCGGTATTGTTACTTCCTGAAGAACCAGAACCGTTTCCGCTTGAAGCTCCTGAATCGTTTGATGATCCAATACCTTGTGTGTCTGTAACTTTTGTCTCTGCATACTTGGCACTTGCTTCAGCGGCTCTGTCAGCAGCATCACAAATAGATTGCCACGAAGATGCAATCAAACTAAGTTGTGCTGTAATGTTTGGAATGTTAGAAGATAATGTGCTTGCATAATCACCTACAGCGTTTCCACCCTTTTCCCAAGCATTCACAATGTACGATGATATATCATATCCAGTATCCTTTGCGATTTTCTCAATATTAGATGCAACCTGTGAAGAGTTAGCATTTACATATGTGAGAGCATCAGAGAAAACTTTATCTGTATCTTTCAGGTAGTCTTCAGCTTGTTTTTTGCTATTTTCAAGCATCTTATCGAGAGCATCTTCCTGATCGGAAACAGAATGATCGTACAACATGTCCGATCTATCTTTCTGTGCGTCTTGAAGATCGGATTTAAGTTGTTGTAATTTCTTCCGATTTTCTTCAGAATCGTCGCCTTCCAAAGCCGCAATCTGCTTTTCTAACTTAGCGATATTTTTATTAGAATCAGCTAACTTATCATTCCACTCTTTTAAGGACTTGTCTGTTTCTAACAATTCCTTTTTCTTCGAAATTGCTTCTTCCAAAGCATTATTCTGCGCATCTAATCCTTGCTTTACATAAGCAGCTAACGACTTCTTCGCTTCATTAGCAGACTTGATAGAATCACGCTGACCTTGCTGATAAGTCCTCAACTTAGAGTTGTAATCGTTAAGACCAATTTTGCCCTCATTATACATCTCATTCAAATCAGCAATAGCATCTTTGTACTTCTGAGCCTCAGCAAGATATGTATCATAATTCTGAGCGGTCAATCCCATAGCAGTAATACCATCCTGCGTAATCATTCCCGTATCACTGTCAAACAGATTGTCAGAATCAAGCATGTCAATTAAGAAATCTGTCTCGTCCGTGATGTCTCCAAGCTTATCAAGTAACTCGTCAAAACGATCAAACTTCAACTCATTGATAGACTTTTGAAACTCCGCAAGTTCTTGCTCATCCTGTTGAATAGATTCATAGACACCATTTAATGCTTCTTGTGCTTCATACCATTCATCGCTACCAAACTTAATCGTAGATAATTTCTTTGCAAGTTCTTCAGCTTCTTCCTGTTTAAGCTGCATATCAGACTTAACGGCATCTGCTTGACGTGTATAATAAGCTTCACCTATTAACAGACCTTTTGCTTCAGCTATACTAAGAGAATTGGAAACAGCGTTCTTTCTCTGCTCAATCAGCCCGGCTTTATTGTCATATCTTGCCTGTACCTCATCAAAGTGATCTTTCCTAGTCTGACGCACATTAGAGGTATGATCCTCTTTAGCCTGATTATAATTATCAGTTGCGGTATTCTTTGCAAGAAGATATTCATTATGTGCTATGCACTTTTTCCTAAGAGTGTCATTTTCAATCTTGTTAATAAGATTATACGAAATTGACTTATTGGATTTTAAATTACTCTTAATAGAATTAAATTCATTTTGAGTAAGACCAATGTTTTTAGCTTTTGTTTTTTTAAGAGACTTTGTAAGAGAACTCTTATTGGATTTATAACTCTTTGTTGCACCAGTATAAGCAGTTTTTGAAGCTGATAACTGGCTATTGTAGTTTTTAATAATCTGTTTATACAGATTGTCAATATCAGACGTACCGATTTTCTTTGTTGGATTAAATGTAAGATTACCTACCTTGGCATTCAGAATATCCATCTTTGTTCCAAGTTTTTCAATCTTATCAGAAGCACTGTCAATCGGGTTGTTCGCTAAAGTCTCATATAAATCCTTTAACTGATCCGTAAGACTGGTAACCTGTTCCTTGCAAGATTTTGCCTTTTCATACCAAGTCTGATAATCTTTCATGGCATTTTTCAGGTTTTCATTTTTGATAGTCTGGATTCCATCAGCGTCCAATGTACCATTACGGATAAGTTTCTTGTAATGTTCCAGTGTCTTGGATGATACACCTTTTTTGACCTTTTTTACATTCTTTCCGCTGCTAGAAGATGTAGATGTTGCATTGTTGATTTTGCTAAAACGTGAACCAGATACAAAATCCTTACGAGATGAAAGCTTGGAAACTCTTACAGATGCGCCAGTATGAGGGGATTCAATAAACTTACCGTCTCCACCATAAATACCTACATGTGTGATGTTGTTTTTGCTTCCAAAGAATACTAAGTCACCAGCTTGCAAATTTTTCTTCGATGTGATTTTTGTCCCCATCTTAGCCTGGTCAGCCGCATGATGTGGTAAACTTACACCAAACTTCTTGTAAATCTGCTGTGTAAATCCAGAACAATCCGCACCTTTTGTAAGACTTGCACCACCCCAAACATATTTCAGTCCAAGATAATCTGTAGCAGTATCATATACAGCATTTCCACCTGTAGAAGAAGATGATGAAGTTGTCTTTTTGCTATTCTGTGTTTTTGCGGCTTTATTGGCATATGCCATGTATTTCTTATATGCCTTTTCCTGTGCAGTAATAGCTTTAGTTGTAGCTTCGATAGCTTTCTTAGTCTGATTTTTCTTTTGACCAAATGTAAGAAGATCGTCAATCTTGTCTTTAGCCTTAGATGCCTTGTCCGTGAGATTATTAAGTTTGATCTCAATAAAGTCAAATACTTCGGCTGCATCGGATTTTGTTTTGGATTTGGATTTTGATTTTTTTGATGACGGAGATTTATAACTTGATGAACCAGAAGAATTTACTTTTACTTGTGGTATATCTAATTTTGCACCAGCAGAAGTTGTTACACCATTTACAATGTCTTGAATTGCATTGTTAATATTATTGCGCATTTCATTAGACATAATTGGATTGTCTGATAATCTTTGTTTTAATGCCGCAAGTTTATTTAAAGCTTCTGTACCTGCACCAGCCATTTTAGCAAGAGTGTAAATATTTTGACAATCTGCATCAGTTACAATAGTGTTTTTGTTACAATACTGTTTTTCCAATGTGAAAGCTGCAAGTTTTGCCTTTTCCTGTTCTGTAATATCACCAAGATTTTGAAGTTTAAGAATATCAGCAACTGTGGCATTTTGCAAATCTGTGGATGCATCGGCAGAAAGAAGTTTTTCAAATCTAAGTTCTTCTTCCTTTTTTGCCAAAGCCTCTGTTACAATTTGCTCGGCATTTTTAACGCCCATATCTTCAAGCTGAGTGATATAATACTGTTTGTTTTCATCGGTAAGATTAGCGAGAAAATTGCCATCATTTACCCATTCAGTAGCAAGAGCATTAGCTGCTTTCTGGCACTGATCCATGCTAGATTCAGAACTACCCATTACCTCTTCAAACTCATCCCATGATTCAAGACCACGGACTGAAACATCAAATCCTGCTAAATCAGAAGCGGATGCAACTGTACCATTTTTCTTGTCAGCAAGCATATCAGATATCTTAGAAATCTGTGTAGACATAGAAGAGAGCTGCGTAGAAGCGTTTACAAGACCATTTATTTTCTGTGCAAGTGCCTCTGCTGATAAACCTGTTTCATTCATCAACTGCTGACCACCAGCCAAACCTTCAAGTGCGTTTCCTGTTAATTGTCCTGCATTTGCAAGGTCAAGAAGGTCATCTGCCGCACCTTTTAAATCGGAATCGTCTGTGTTTTTGAGATTGAGCCATGCTTCGTCAAAAGAAGCGATAGATGGGGCAGCAGAATCAGCAGCATTACCCGTATCTTCAATAGCATCCACACCAGCATTCAAATCATCACAGAAAACTTTAAGATTAGAATCTTTTTCCCCTAAAAACTCTGCGTTATTAATCGCATTCATAAGGTTAGGATATTTTTGTAATTCTTCCTCTGTAAGCTTACCTTCTTGTGCCAATTGTTTAAGATCTTCTTTTGATTTCTCAATTCCGTTTGTATTGAAAATTTCTGAAATCTGAGAATTATTCCATCCTGCTTTGTCAGTATAAGAGTAGATTAACTTAATTATGTCTGCAATTTCTTGATATTTTGAAATTGTATTTTTTTCATCGGAGGACAAAGATTCTCCATTAGACTTCTTTTTGACAGCATTATCATAGGCATCTTGAAGATTGTTCTTCTTCTTTGTGAGATCTTCGATATTGTTATTTAATGATGTTGTATATTCATCTACAGTATCAATACAATCTTGTAAATTCTCTTCATAATACTTAATATCATCCTTAGAACCAGATTTCAAAGCTTTGTTATATCTCTTTTGTGTCTTTTCCATCTGCTCCGTATAATATTCAAAAGATGCTAAATTGCCAACAATATCATCGCTGTTTCGAGCTTCCTGAAATACGCCAGTTGCTTTTGACTGAGCAAGTTGAGTATCAACCGCATTTTTATCAATATCACCTTTCCCATATTGTTTATTAAATGCAGTTACTGTTTTATCTGCCGCCTCTCGCGCAGAATTAGCCTTCTCTTTTTCTTCAATATTTTTTTGAAGTTCTAACTGTCGAGTAGCTTCTTTTAATTTATCTAGTTCTTCCTGTTCAACGTATGTGAGTTTATCTTTTTTATTAAGTTCATCAATACTTTTATTTTGTTCTTCTAATTGAGAAGTTGTGTCTTTTAATGCTGTTTTAGCAGAATCATACTCACTTACAGCTTCATTCATTGCTTCATTGGCTTTTTCTACACGATGGATATAATTATCAATAGCTGTAACAGCTAATTGAATGCCTTCTGCGATAAGCATACCAGCAATCATATTTGCCGCCATCTTTAATCCTTCTAAGGCAATATTAGCTGCTTTAGCACCAATGGTCATTTGCTCTAATCCATTATTGTAAGCAATAGCAGACTGCCTTGCTGCATTATGAGCATTTTTTACATCATCAAGAGATACTTTAGTTAAGTCATTTTCTTGAACAAATTTTACTTGCCATTTTTCACCTTCTGATAATCCTTCAAAGTATTTTTGCCAACTAGACTGATTAGAATCAACTAATTCTTTTTGTTCCAATAGATTATCTAAAATACCTTGCGGATTTTTTTCATAAACAGAAAGATCTTTTAATTTATCTTGTATATCAGATTTAGTAATAATAAATTTATCACTTAAGTCTTTCTTAACGGAAGAATTTTTCCACGCATTTGCAATATTAGATATTGTATAATCATTTGTTACAATTAATTCATCAGAAACTTTTTTAAATCTATTTCCAATATCTTCAAATGATTTCCCCAATATTCCAAATTTCGATGAAAATGTATCTTTATCACTGTCAAATGTTTTGAATATCATACTATTTTATTACAAGTTGTTTGAGGACTTGTTGAATTTTATTATATGTGATACAATTTTCATAAATTGGAGGTGTGTCATCATGTTAATGTATTGTAAAAAATGTGGAAGAACAATTATAGATTCAAAAAAATGTGACATTTGTAACTCTATAACATATGAAGTTCCTGAAGAATATCTATTACTATATAATGGAAAAATTTATAAAAATAATTTGAATGAAAGCAAAAAAGACCAATTCATAGAAGAATGTATAAAATCTTCACCAGAATTTGACGAATATCTATTTAACAATAGAGATAGAATCAAAGCACAAAAATCTGCCGAATATGAACGAGATATGGCTATCGGTGATGCAATACGTCAAGGTGCGGATGTTAAAACAGCTTTTCGCAATGGTGGTAAGAACATGCCAAAATGCCCTACCTGTGGCTCACTTAATGTAGAAAAGATTTCAACTAGTAAGAAAATATTTGGCGGTGTAATATTTGGATTGTTCAGTTCAGATGTAAGAAACACAATGCACTGTAAAAATTGTGGAGCAAAATGGTAAACGTATGTTCCGACTATCAATTCTTTGTTTAAAATGGTAAAATTTGGTTATCAAATATATTACGAAAGAAGGTTGATGCGTATGGATTTTATATCACCAGAAGTTAAAAGACAGATGCAGCAAAACCAAGCTAATCGTCAGATAGAAATAAATGCTTCCAAGATGCAGCTTGATAGTAGCGCAGAACAAGTTGCTTATTATCTGTATGAAGAAATCAGAGATTATCAAAACAAACTTCCTGATACAGAAGATGTAGCAATGTCTATTGTTCAATTTAATCAGTCAATTACCATTTTTGTTAAAGAAATCGGTTGCATTGGCTACAATTTGGTTTGTTTCCACGGAGAGGACACATCTGGCAAACCGTTGGAACTGATACAGCATGTACAACAGTTAAATTTTCTTTTAATGGTTGTCCAAAAACCTGCTCCAGAAGTTCCGAAACGTCAGATAGGTTTCGTAGGTCAGGTTGAGGAATAAGTTTTGTTAAATCAATATTCGTATTTATCACCTCGAATTAAGAGAGTAGAAGACTTGTCAGATGGCAGGTCTTTTATGATATATGTTTACAATGCGAAAGAGACTAGATTGCTCTAGTCTCTTATTAGTTACTAAAAACTTATATGCAGTTCGTATACACATTTCTGTGCAACTTGATTTACAATTCATATTATATATTATGTATTATATGTTGTCAAGATAAATTTGTTAATTCTTTTATTTTGTTTTTTACATAATCATATGGTGTTTGTATTTTATAAACTTTTTTATTAGGATTTATTCTCATAATATCGGCACAAAACATTTGATGCACCTTTAATTTACTACATCCTTCTTCTTCAAAATTCTTAACTCTTATTATCATTTCACATGTTTTATCAACAGGAGCAGATTCTTTTTTAATAGATACAAGCGGAACTATTAACATAGTGTTTCCAAAATCTTTTAATATTAAACACCAATGACTATTGTATATTTCTTTTGGGTATGAATTTTCTATATAAAAGTAACAGACATCTCCCTCTGACGGACGTTCCATTCCCTTTAAATTATATTTTATCTTTGATAATTCAGTATTATTTTTAGCATTCTTACCTATTGTGTTATTAAAGTGATAAATTGAATTAACCATTCTTTTATAGTTGTATACAAAACTAATAATATCAAAATTCTTAATAGATAAAATCTTTTTATTTATTAACTCAAGTTCTTTTTCAACATCCATAATAGTGTCCACCAATCATAAGTATTATAATTACCATTATATACCAATAATCGACAGAATACTATCAGAACGTATGTTTATAAATATAAAAGAAGAGTAGCCAATCGACTACTCTTTATCTTTTATCCAATTTCCTTTATAGCATCTTTAAAGAACTGCAATCGTCCATTTACCATATCTGAATTTGATGTACCGTTAGAACAGTATTGCAGGTAATCCAAATTTGTGTCATATGATGCTAAGAATTCATTTAACCATTCCATATATTTAGAAGTAGATTTAGAATCTCTAACCATACGGTACATTCCATAAATACACATTGGAATTGTACTTGCTTTTATTTTTACATCTTCTGGAAGTTCTTCATTCAACTTATCTAATGCTTTGCGCAGATTTTCAATTTTCTTTTCTGCAAATTGTTTTTCATTTGGATCTGCAATCTTATCATTATAATACATAATAAATTTATTCATATCTACATCTCTAAATGAAGTAAAATTGTTTTTATCTGTCTTTTCTGTAAGCATTAAACATTGAATAACAATATCTCTGTCAAGGTTCTTTTTAAACTGAGCAGGAGATAAAACTTTTTCAAAGAATGGATGATCAGCAATAGAGTAAATAATTTCTCTGACTTCATTGCTTTCAATAGTGCTTCTTTTCTGTCCGTTTGAAAGTTGGTGTCCCATATTTATTCTTTCAAAAATATCAACAATTTCTTCTTCGGTTGCATCTGTCATTGTTATAATAGAAATATCTCTGTCATTAAATCTTGACTGAACAGCTTCGTCAAGCTTAGAAAATTTCTTTCCTGCGATTTCGTATTCAGTCCCATCAATTGTTAATGGTTTTAAATTCTTTGACAATTTAAATTCGTCATTAGCAAAGGCTGCGATTGTAGTAAAACGTTGCTTAAAATCAACTACATCAATCTCTTTTGTGTCACTGTGTTTATTCACAAGTGCAGGGTAGATAGGGTAGTTTCTTAACAAAGTATCAATAAACAATGACTTCTCTTTTGGTTTCCAAATACCAGCTCTACGTTGAATTGGTAAGTCAAAATTATATTTTCCCTTATTGATTTCACCAACCAACGATCTTAAACTTTTCGGACTTGTTTTAATATCTTCCATCCAGTTTGCCTCCTTCAAAAAATGCAAAAATTTTTATATTTTCACAATAGCATAATTGTAAAATTTTGTAAATAGAATTATTCAAAATTTGAATATTTTTCTTTCTGCATTATTCGACAAACTTACGTTCTGGATTTAAGAATTTGGTAGAATATGGTAATATAATACCAAGTGCAAGATAATCGTATTACCACATTACGATTCATTATCAGGATCGAACACTTGGTATCTTACCATGTGGGGGTGCCTATGTAAGTGGCACTAGGATGAACATTTCAGCCCATTCTGGGCAAATACAAATTCCTGAAAAGTTATTTTACAGGAAAGGAGGGTAGAAGAGATTGTACATTGTTATATTATTGTGTGCAATCATCGGATTACTTGCGGTGCGTAGATATTTTAAATCACAAGATCATGCCATTGATCAGATTGCTAATCATCCAGAAATGTCCGATGATAAAGCAGATGCTATCGCAAGAATTTCGACTAAACAACATAAAATCTTTAAAAAGGCTAGTTAATTACCATTCTCCAATTGTATTCATATTCATCTATATTTATTCTCCAAGAGGGCTGGTCATCACGACAGCCCTCATTTTATTTATTCTCTTTTTACTGTTGAAATAATCATTGATATTTGATACAATAAATTTGTACATACGACCAATTTTATGTACTACCCCCAATGTTACAATATAGGGAGTCTTTGATTTTCGGTAATCTCAAAGACAATTTAGCACTACAAGAACAGCAACTTGTGGTGCTATTTTATTATTCTCTATTTTACTCGATTGAAATCAAGAATTCTTGGTTTTGTTCCATCTTATCTACCTCTAGGAACTGAGAGGTCAAACTGATTTACACGAGATATGAGATAAGTTCACATCATTTAACATGTCGTGCCATGAGTACGGAATGCATATTATAGTAGCATCGTTTCATATAACTACCACCAACGGTTGTCACTCTCTGAGGGCTTACCATTTTAAAGGTCTATCCCTGCGAACCAACTGAATTCATGAATTTTTACTATGTCTATTTAGTTTCCTTATAATAGAGTAGTACCATGAGTTTTACAGCCTTCCTCGCATATTGCGTCTTCGTTTATCGTATGTATAGCATACTTATCATAGTCCAAACTAACGTATCCATTAGAAACCCTATGATGTCGGTACGTTCAAAACAATAACAATGATTTGATTAATACGCCACTAACGTATCAATGCCGACATTTTTAAAAGATAACGCTGCTCCAATTCCTGTAAGAATAGTTTGTAATAATCCAACTGTATCTACAAAATCAGTAGTACCTTTAAGCAGGGTGGATAATAAATCAATACCATTCTTAATAGTTTCGGAGTCTATCACCTTAAACCAGAACTCCTGCGCACGATTCTCCAACTGTGCCATTTTACCATCAATACTATCAAGATAAGAGTTTAATTCTTTTTCTGCTGATCCCTCTGAATTTTGAGCATCTTCATACACCGAACGAAGCATATCTCCATTCTGAAGAATACTTGCGGCAATGTTGGCTCTATTTTTCCCTGCGATAGTCTCCAATAAAAGATTAAGATTATTTGTTCCTAATTCTTTATCTTTTTTTACAATATTGTCATACAAATCTGCGAGTCCTTGCATAATTTCATATGTACTTTTATAATTTCCATTAGAATCAAGAATATCAAAACCTTTTCCATCTGACGATGCAGCTTTGGTTGCATCCATAATTGTATCTCTAAGTTTAGAAACAGTAGTAATCATTCCATCTGTTTCTTCGCCTAAATCTGAAAGCTCCTGTTTAGCTTCCTCTGTACCAACCAATCTAAGAGAAATTGTCCTTAAACCTGCCCCTACCTTAGATGGATCTTGAGTTATAGCATTGCCAGCCGTAGTCAACGAAACAGCTTCATTAAGATCGTTGTTCGCAGTTACTAATGCACTTGCGGAATCTTTAAGAGCAGTGGCTAAACCATCTGTCGAGATACTATAATTATTGCCAATATTATTTAGAACATCAATTATATCCATTTTATCAAGATCTTTATACGCCTGACTCATTGATACAAGAGACTCCGTTGCTTCATCTATTCCTTCAAACTCTGATACATTTAAAAGAACATTGGCATCCTTTGCACTTTCCGCAGCTTGATTCATTGATTCTCCGAGACGCATCCAATCTGCTGTGGAATTTTGTATCTGTTTTGCAGTTGTACCAACCGCATCTGCCGTATCGAAAGTGGTAGCTTGATAATCTTTCAGGCTTTGAACAGTCTCATTAGATACTTTTCGCATTTCTGTGAGGGCAGTATTAAGTTCTCTTACAACATTAAAACCTTCTTTACCCAGATTAATAACATCATACACACCAACCATTCCTGCCATCTGTGCAGCAATTTGATGAAATCCGCTATTCTTTAAAGTGTCAAACAATGTTCTGCCAGCACGACCAGCTTCGACTTCGGCATTGTAAATCTTTAAGATTTCACCATGAATCTTGTCAAGACTCATACTAGGATTACCACTTTCAATTTCTGCATAGTAAGCTTTGATTTTAGCTTTTGCCTCAGAAGACATCTTACTGTTCTCAGCTAAAAGTTTATGAATCTTGTCTAATTCTTTCTGACCAGAAACAAAGTTATATCCCTTTTCAGCAGCCGACATATTAGTAACAGTGGCTATAGTATCTTTGATTTTCTTTTCATACTTATCTAATCGGTTGATATCATCACTTGTCACCAAACTAGCATCTTTGCCCTCTAATTCATTGAGCAAAGTTTCATACTCATGAACAGCATTCTTGACAGCCTGTACATTTTCCAAATATGTTTTACTTGTCCAGCCACCATCATTAAATCTGTCAATAGTAGCTTGATATTTATCAACCTTACCATTGTAAGAGTCCAAACGTTTATCATATTTATTGAGGTTTACATTGGCATTCTGTTCTTTAGCTTGTGTATTTTCCTTGATTTTCTGAGTATTTTGTTCTAATACATTATTCTCTTCTTTGATGGAATTGGTAACAGATTCTGTAGAAGCAGATGAAATATTCGTTTTCTGTCCAATCTTACTCTGTGCATCAGCCAACTTCTCAGCTTCTTTAGCAGCATCTTGATATGCATTACTAATATTCTCCACCTGTTTGACAGCACCACCCGTATTGCCACCCATATTGCTCATGTTTTTATTAACATTGAGAATATTCTGACTCAGTTCAGAAAGTGACTTGTCAATATTCTGAATAGAAGAGAGTAGTGTTTTAGCACCAGAATCATCCACTTTACCAAAAGCTTTACTTAAACTTTGTACTTCTGATACAATATTTGATAGTTCTTTCGATAAATTCTCAAACTGTTTAAAACCACCTGTTCCTTTACTAAGAGAATCAAGCATTTTTTCGAGATTAGAAATTACACTGGATAATTTCTTTTCATCGACATTTAATTTGATTTTATATTCTTTGCCTTCAACAGTATCTAATCTGTCTTGTACTTGTTTCATATCTGAAAGTAGTTTTGCTACATTCGATTTGATTTCTACATCATACTGATATGTACCTGGCATTTTCTACCTCACTTTCTCAAAATTTGTTCTATTCTGTTATTTATAATTTTGTCTAAGCGACCACCAAATCCACTTTCAATATCTCGTTCAACATACATATATGGAGGTAATGATTGATGCATCATCCATTTTCCATGACCATGTTCTCCATCAATAAACATATAGTCGAAAGCTGTACTTGGTTTTAAACTCTGACCAAACCAACCGACATATGAATCCATTGCGCCTGAATCAACTGAAAAAAGAAGAACGTTCCCTTTACCTCTTGTTCTTGTAGAATCAAGAATTTTCATGAAGTTATATGTTCTTTCATACGACTGTGGAGTATAGTCGTTATACCAATCTATTAATGAATATCTGACAGATTCTTTTAGAAGTTCATTTGCTTGTGGAGCAATTTCTTCTGCAATATGATTTTCAATTCTGTCTAACTTCTTTTTAAAATCTGCATATATATTTTTTGCCATTTCATCACCTCAAAAAATTTCACTATTTTTACACTAAAATAGGAGAGCAGTATAACCACTCTCCGTAAGAAAAGCCATATACGCTGTTACACGTATAGAGCCTAATATTTAATCTTTATTTCTTAAATAATATACAATTCCATATACCATACCAACAAATCCAAATATGAAATAATAATGACTTGTTGTTAATGTGAAATTCACAAATGGCTGCAACGCTTCTACAAAGATATTATCAACTCCAAATAGACTGAGAAACCATGCACCAATAAGTCCATAAATTATTCCTTCAATCATATAAATCCTCCAAAGAATTTTGAATTTACTTAGACCTCTTTGAAATTGCCTTTCTTAGCAAACTTAAGAATTTTATCTTCTAAATCTTCATTCGGGATCTCATCAAGCTTTTTACTTACAACTTCGACAAGTGGTGTGAGAGTAGCATTTGCCAAATCAGAAATCCTTCCAATCTGTTTGCTAATAAACGCCTGAGTAGTTGTCTCATTAAACTGAGTGTCTGATTGCTTCATTGTTAAAATGGTTTTAAATTCTCTTAATTCGCTTATAGGAATAAGTGGATCAGCTTTATCAGAGCCAACCATTAAAATATCAAGTAGACCAGATGACTTAAGTGCGTCATATCCCTTGATAAAACCTTTATCATCCTCGTCAATCTCAAGGTCAGTATATAATTCAATTACGGCACGACAAAACTGTACATACTGAGCAACAGAATTTACTCTAATCTTATCTGTTTTACGATACTTTGTTACTCCGTTATCATCATAAGATTCCTGCTCAAATGTTGTCTTATCTACAATCAACTGTGCGTAAGCATCTTTCTTGATAATTGAAATGTATGGGGTGATTTTGATTTTACTTAATAACTGTTCCTTTAATGTGTTATTTGCCATGTTGTTATACTTTTCTACAAACTCTAAAAGTCTCATATTCCTTTTTCTCCTTTACAAATGTGACTCGTTTACAAACTTCTGAATGTCATATGTATATCTAGTTCGTTTCTTTCTGCTATTTATTTGAATAGCATTATTATTTTTCAAGTCGTTAATATTGAACGACTTCTTATCTATATTCTCCATCATCTTTACGAAATCGCAGATTTCTATAAAGAATGTGTCGTTATTTTCATTCCTAAAATTACAAATAAATCCTGCGACAAGATTATGTTCACTTGCTTCTTGCAGAGATTTAATTTGATTATCTCTAATCATTGATAATGGCAGACTTGTTGATTGAGTTGATTTTAATTCGAGCAAATACAATGTCCTTGAATCATCATCAAATAGAAGATAATCACAAATATTACTACTAGCAAATCTAGTATTATTTCCATTCCCAAACGATGCTGCATTATCCCTGAAACGATAAATCCAACACGTATTTGGGACAGAATCTTTAATCGACTGTTCAAAAATCTTTCCTGGATTCTGTGCTATTTCCTTTCACTCCTTTACATAGCAAAAGAGCGGCTTCTGAAGAAACCGCTCTTTCATATTTCTTATATTTAATTGTTATATGTATTTGGTTAGTTGTCAATAATCATTGGATAAAGTTCCCATTTGGCGTTGGGATACTTATCTACATTTTCGATTACAATTTTATGTACGTCATTCATATTTCCTACATTTTTATCAATATGAATAACCTTGCCTCCTGTAATTTCATGTTCCTCACAAATTAAATTGAAATACGTCATAAACCTCGCCTCCTCATTTCCTTATACAGAATAGTTCATACAAATCTACATGTAATACTCTTGATAATGTAATGGCATGACTAAGCAATATATCCTTTGTCAATCCATTTTCTAAATTAGAAAGAGCTGTAGTAGATATTCCACTTCGTATAGATAGTTCTTTGAGGGTTAGGTCATTTTTATACCGATATTCTCCGATTTTATTATCCATGCAATAAGTATGTGTATAAGTTATTCTTTTATAACTGTATAATACTGGAAAAATATATAAGCATGGTTAATGGAATATTTGGTATAATAGAGAAATATGGGTTAATCAATTTCTTTTAATTCTCTCATAACTGGTTCTACAATTGAGTGAATATAGCCATCACCTCCGCGATTTTCATATTCTTCAAACAAATCCCAAAAGACATCCTTTTCAACCTTTGTCCATCCATCAGAATTTTTATACTTATTATAATATCCAACAAGTTTCTCTTTTAATTTTTTCACTTCGGTGATATTATCTTTTTCTTTCATATCATTGAGAGTCGCAGCAATTCCTTCGACCGTTTCTGATAACTTTGTAATATCCCTTTTAATCATTTCATCATGTCGAATTGACTGTTTTACATCTTCAAGCTCTTTACTTTGTAATATGCTAAGATTTTCTGCCGTTTTAACTAAAAGATCATGGTCTTCTTTTTTTTGTCTAAGCCATTTTACAGGTCTTCCGATCATCTCAGAAAATTTTCCAATAATTGCAAATATAGAAATAAATCCAGACATAATTATAAAACAAGTTAGGACAAAATAATTAAAATCAATTTTACTTAATTCTTCTATCGCTTCCATTCATATAATCATCCCTTCTAATTCTTAATAAGCTGTTTAAATGCTTCATATAATCCCGTACTAGCCAAACCACTAAACAAACCGCCTAATAAAATTTCCGGTGTAAAAGACATGTTAATCCATGAATTTAATATAACGCCTAAAACAGCCATAATAAGTGGAATATATTTATTTACAGCGTCAGTTGTTACAATGTTCTTTAATACATATCCAATACATAAGCAAATACCAACAATAATTGGCACTGCAAAATTTGTTAAAAATGTTACATCCATAATTTTTCCTCCTTTTATTTAAACTTTTTTAACTTGCCAGCTTTCAGAAGAATTAGCATCTGATTATTCTGTTCTGCCGTAAATTTGTAATCTTTAATTTCGTTTGCCTTTGCAATCTTTGTTCTTGTTTCTTTAGAAGAATCAATATGTACAGACTCTAAGGCTTTTGTAAGAGTTGTATATGATTTATTACATTTTGGATAATAAGCTGAATTGCTTGTAGAAATAGAAGATGGTTTTGTTGTGGTTGTTTCTTTGTTGATAGAATAGATATACTCAACATGCCCGATTTGTTTTGGACGAGACGGATCAGATCCAACAAACAATATTGCATCTCCGACCTTTAAAATTTCAGGATTTGTAATATGACCATTTTTAATCTTTACTGGAACAGTTTCAAACAATGAACTTGTATAAATTCCTGCCGTGTTTAGTAACGGTACATTATATCCAATTTTCTTAAACGTAGCACATCCACTAGAAGAGCAGTCTGAATAATACTTCCCCTTATATGGAGTATATGCATATGATCGTAACGACTGATTATATGAGTTCCGACCTAGAATAGTTTTATATGTGTCATGAAACTTTTTTCGTCCAGAATTAGTAATTTTTTTTAATCGTCTTACTGCAATAACTCCCTTATGTTTTCCGTTTGAAGCAATGCTTTTGTATCTGCTTTCAAGGTATGTATACATATTTTTAGTAGAAGGTGTTCCTGATCCATGACCACACAATGCAATATCTTTTTCAGTTACTGCCATAATAGTTTACTCCTTCCTATATTAATTCATGATTACACCATTTCTTATAAACGTCTTTTGTATCGTTTCTAATAAAAGTCATTATTATAATTTTCTTTTCACATTTGGGACTATAACTCGTATATACATCCACTGGATAAACATTAGAGTCGATGTAAAAAGTTTGTTGGTCTCTATTATATATACGGACAACTTCTTTTTCGGTGTAATTTCTTGGTTTTAAATTACTTTCAATTATCATTCCTTTTTATTCCTCAGTTAAATAGCGTAAAAAATAGGGATTATAACATTGAATAGTGGTATGTTATAATCCCTTATTTAAAATCACTATTCAACATTACTTTCAGCCTCTTTTTCGACTTTTGTAACAATATCTTTTTTGACAGATTTAGCCTCTGTCTTTTTATTTTCTTTCTTAATAACTTGTGCTTTTGCCTTCATGATAGTGGCAATAGAATTCTTATAACTTTCGCCAAAGTATTCTTTTCTGCTTAAATCTAATTTTTCTAATTTTGCTTTTGCTTCGATATATGTCATGCGTCCATCTTCAAAAGCAGAAGTTACTTCGTCAATTTCATGACAATTATCTGAACACCAACAAAAATACCATGTTGGCTTCAAACGGTCTTCTGGATTACAAACTGGACAAAACGAATAAGTTTTACCGCAAAGCACACAAGTTCTCAATTCTTTCTTTGACATTATTCCTCCTTGTAAGAATAGGGCAGTAATTTAACTGCCCTACATGTCCTTATAATTCGATGTCGTCCTCTTCCTCATCAATGTAATAAATAGAGAAAAGTTCTCCATCTGTAGAGCAAGCATTTAACATCATAGAACCCTTATAATCCATCGTCTGAGAATCACCACCCTGTAATGCAAGTGAGAATTCAGGACTTGGCATAAATGAAGGGATATGAATGATAGCTGCTTTTAATACATCAGTTTCACACTTATCTACTACAAGTGCCTTGAAGAACAACTCATGAGACTTAGGGAACTTTTTACCTGAGTTAGTAATCTTTGCTCCACTCTTAATTGTCTTCTTATACTTGACAATATACTGAGTTTCACCATCTGCTGTAGGCGGTGTTAATACATCACTCGCAGGAGTTGTTACATGCTGATCTCCTGGATCTTTTACCTCATCAGTATGCTTAATTGCATATTCAGTAGCAGAAGCAGCAGATCCTTTCTTAAATTCGTCCTTACCCATAGAACCTTTTGTAGAAAGAGCATTTACATGAATAGAACCTTCAACAAATCCCGTAACATCCAATGTCTCGCCAGCTTTTACGATCTGAATCATCGGCATAACAATACCCTTATCTGCGGTTGCAATCTCAGCATCAGTAGCAGAAATAGTCTCTACAACAGCAAGGTTAAGGAATGCGTTAGTTGCAGTAACCTCACCTTTCTTACCTGTATACTTACGATATACAAGGTTTCCATCCTTATCATTGATATCTGTTGAGTCAGCAGTAATATCAATATTTGCCTGTGTAAGCTGTGTTAAAGCATACAGAGGTGTACCATTAGACTTTGCACCGTAACCAAACTGAAGTCTATCTACGATTACGTCACCTAATTTAAATGCCATAATTATTTTCCTCCTTTAAAATTTTTATTTTTATGCAATAAAAAATGAGCGATTATAATTCGCCCATAAAATTGATTAAATCTTCAGGAACATCTTTAGCCGACACCATGCCACCATAGATCCCATGTAGAGCAGCCGTTCCCTGTTCATATTTTTGAATTCTGTTTACAGAATCCATAAACTGACATATATTCACTTGTTTTAATTGTTCCAAATTATATTTAAACCCAGGATGATTTATACAACTTGAAACAAGTGGTAAAAGAGTTGATGCGCCTTTCTTTTTATCATCCTGTTCTGCTTTCATTCTATCTTCTTGTAAAATCCATTGTTTTGTTGTTTTACCTTTTGCCTTTTCAACCTTTGGATGAACATTCATCATCGCTCGAATAAATTCAGCAATTTCCATATATTCATCATCATAAATAATCATATTTTTATCTTGATTTAAAAGCGCAAGATGATTGTATTCTGGATCGTCAACATTTTTTCTTGCTTGAATTAGTTCAAATCCATCAAAACTAAAATCTTTGAATAGTAGCTTTAACGGCTCTTTATCTTCGAGCAATTGATATAAGATATAAAACACTTCAATATCTTTTGTTTTGTTCCAATCCTTTTTAAATACATCATAAAGAAGAACTCGAATAGAAGTAGAATTACTAAGAAAAGGAGAGATTGCTTGGTAGAATTTTGATTCGCCAATATTTAAAATATCTCCTATGGTTGGAATTGAAATAGTTATACCATTTATTGTATAATCCTCACCAAAATACATTTTAAGTTTGTCGAAATGATATTCTGGATTATGACTTTTTTCTTGTTTCTTTTTTATATCTTCTTCAGCGGCAGATTGAAGACTATCCAATGTTTCTAATACATCCAAACAATCACCGCCTTATACCGTAATTTACAACAGATGGTTTTCCACCATAAGGTGTACGAACTTTACTATTTAAGTCAGTAAGTTCAAATACAAGAGTGCGAGCCACATAATTGTTATCAACTGTAGATTCATAATCCTGTGTAAGATATGTCTGCATACCAAATATATTAGACCATGCGAATCGTTCTCTTATAATGGAAGCAATAAGGTCATGCCTTGGAATTCCAGTCAATTTATCCATACGGTCATCTCCATGAGCAAAGATAGTAAAAGTAACTTGTGTTTCTTTTAATCCTGACTGATATTTAACCGTATCTCTAAACCCTACTTGATAACACACATAACATTTAACTGTTGTCTGTGTATCTGGAATAAATAAAAATGGACGAATAAGAGAATCACTTCCAAAATATCTATCCCATTCACCAAGAGGTTCATATTGCTTGGTATCTTCATTCCATTCCCAATTGATGTTTCCATTTTTGTCGAACAATTCAGATTCTAACTTTTTATCATTGAGAGCGTATAGCAAACATGGATTTGATAACAAAGCATTCTTGATTTTTTGCTTGTATAGAATTACATCATCATCAGGAGTAGTCTTATATGCACGAAGCTTATTTAACAAATCATTCTTTGTAACTAATTTTTCTGCCATAAAACACCTCCTATTCAGTTAATTCCAACGGCAAAATTTCAGATTCAATCGGCAAGTTATCCTTAATAATTTCACATTTAACAGACAATATTTTGCCGATAACAGAAGCATCATTAGGAAACTTTACTTTCTTTTGATTGTACTCTGTACCAGCTCGCCATGTAACTTTATCAGTCCAATCTTCATCGTCAATAGAACAAACCCATGTAAAGGTTGCATCAGCGTATTCAGTTGTAATATCTTCATTGGAATCATTGAATAGATTTACTGTAAGATTTTTATAAGAGCCACCAACTTTAATTGTTGAAGTGGATGCTGAAATTTTTACTGCGATAGAAGATGGGGGAGTGGTTGGAGTAGATGGATCTGTTGGGACGATTTCTGAATCGAAATAGTTCGCATACATTTCACCTGTTTCAAGATTGACATAATCAGTATGCTCGTTCCAAAATGCCGTATATATAGTAAGTTTTTGAATACCAAATGGCATTGAATTTTCAACCTTGGTCACTGTCCATACTGTAGGATGTTCTGTTAAAGCACTTACTACAACACGCATATTTTTAGAATCTTCAGAAGTGTACCAAAACTTCTCTGTAATAGAGTTCATTGGCAACCATATCTTATCCTGATTATCTGTGTGTGTAAAATATCGGTCTGTATAAGTTCCTATAGTATATGAATTCTGTTGTCTTAAACAACACCACATACGTCTCTTAATACGCTTATCATTAAATTTTTCAATCCATGTAAGTTCGTAATTTACTGGCAAAATCAGATACTTAGGAAACTGATTAGCTGGTTCATCACGGCAAATAATCCATTTATGATAAACTCCTCTATCATCTGGAACGTCCACGAAAAGCCCTATCGGAAATGTCGCTCCATAGCGTTTTCTAAAATTAGTCTCATAATAATAAAGGTCATCACCTTCATTAAATCTTACAGGCTGACTTGGACGAAACATAAGATAGTATTCCACTTGGTCTTTATCCATTGACTGATAAGATTTAATAATAAATTTTGCGTCAATCTTTGTCTTATTGGTATTTTCATAAGTCATACCTTCAGCAAGAGAACGTGTAATTCCATGTTCATCTGTGAAAAAATCATCATGAAAATGGTCATAGATGTAACAAGTCTTTGTAGCGATGTCGTTTTCAAATGTCTGTTCCATCGCCCAATCAGACTGTTCTTTATAAATCTGCCCAATCGTTTTAGCTCCGTTGTTCTTGGCGTTTGCGACACGCCTAGCTGTTTGTAGACTCGGCATCGCTTACACCTCCCTCAAACATCTGCTTAATATATCCGTGAGAATCTAAGATTGCCCTACGGAATTTTTTGTAACTAAAATGGTCACTCTTGAAATTATCCATAGCACCTTGTAAAGTTGCCATAAGAGTTACCATAAGTCCGTTGTCGTTAAATAAAGTTTTTGTACCACCTAATTTAAACATAACGTTTTCAAAGAAAACGAGAAATGCTTCATCATCTTCAAATATTTTCTCTTCAATTGTCTTATCTTTGTAGAGCAGTAGTTTGTGAATGTCACCATGCATTGCATGAATTGCTTCATTGATTTGCTTGTCTGTGAAGTCACCATATATGTATTGCATATTAGGACTCCGTTGACGAATATGGTTTAAAAGCAAAACCATAATCACGAATAAGTTTTTGCTGTTCAATTTTCATTTCTTTCAGCAATGCCTTATTCAATGAAAAATCGTCCTTCAATTTTTTTTCTTCTTTTCCACCGAAAAATCTTATAGTATTTTCCAATGATTTAACTTTTGGTTCAAGCCATTTGATAGCCATACCTTTGCTAAACAGTTCAATAACAAATTCTTCGTCAGAATACTTATCAACAGAAGTTGTTAATTCAAATTCAAACTGTTCCATTTCGTCATCAAGTTTTAATGTGGAAAATAATCTACGAATAAATGGACTAGAGATAGCAGAATGTAAACGTTCTGCTAATATTTCATGCAAATCAGACTCTTTTAAAGACAATTCTTTGACATCATCAATTAAACCAAAGTATCTGTCAAATACTTTTTCGTAGGAGATATTCATATAACACCTCCAATATGTTACTCAGCAAGTAACTTCAAATCAGTACCACATTCCTCATCAATAATCTTGATTTTATTCATACTGTCAAAAGTTCCTTCTGAAATCATTTCAGAAACCATTGTTGCGATTGTATTTTTGAAACCAGATGGAAGTTTTCTAAACTCTTCACTAAAACGCATAGTAGGAAGATTGATAAGATTTATTAAATCCTCTCTATCATATAAACCATCATATACTTTTTTAACTTCCTGCCAATGTACGTTTTCAAGCAGCTTCTCATCCTCAATAATGATATAAGGTGCAAATAAAGACTTCTTACGAACAAGTAAAGCTGAGAGTAAGTCCTGATACTCAATATATCTGAAATCACCCATGTTACTAAACTCATATGTAATCTTTGTCTTATCACCAGTAAATAGAAGAGTACCTGCATACATAGAACGACATGGAATTAAATCATCTGGTTCATACTTCTTGGGTTTCTTAACCTCTGCAACTGTTTCCTTTACCGTATCTTTTTCAACCTTTGCATCTTCTGCCTTTGTTTTTGCGGCAGAAGTAGTTGTAGCTTTCTTCTGATAAGCCATTTATATTTTCTCCTTTCACTCAATTCAAAAAGGACTGCATATCATTTAGATATACAGTCCCAATATTTCTATGGATTACGCACCGATTGTCCAAGTACCAAATCTTGTGTTAGTCATAGTCTTGATACCAAAACGAGACTTGAACTCGTACTCTTTTGTATCATCGGCATTATCACCAGACTCAGATACTTCCTTAGTCTCATCCATTCCCTCATAGTACATCTTAACAAACTTGTCGATGTTAGATGGGAGAATAAGAAGCTTTGTATCGTCTTCAAGGTAATGCTCTACGTCATTCTCCTTAAATGCCTGTGGAAGCTCGATAATCTGAGTACCCTCAAATGTACCAATTCTACCAGTGTTATAAACATCGTTCTTTGCAGCTTCAGAAACCCACTGAATATCTCCAAGGTTCTTTAATCCTGCAAGAGCAACCTTTGTACCAACGATAGTAGCAACACCACCTGTAGCAAGCTGAACATCAGAAATAAGCTTTACAAACTTATCATGGTTAGCTGCATTTAACTCACCACGGATATTCCACTTAGTAGGAACAGGGAGAGAAGTACCAGCACTCATAACAGCTTCATGAAGAAGAGTATTGATTAATCTTGTGAATGCTTCTGCAATCTTATTGATTAACTCACTCCAATCTTCAACGCTCTGAAGGAATCTTGATATTTCCATGTAAACCTTTGCACCATAAGACTTAACGGTTACACCGAATTCCTTGCCAGCACCAAGTCTCTGTCTCTCAATACTGTGATGACCATCAGCAATCTCAGCAACAGTGATAATGCAAGGATCTTTTGTATAGAACTTGTTTGTCTGTCCAAGAGCGAGAGTCTTAACCTCTACATACTTCTGGAATACAGGTGAACTTGTCCAACCAGATACAAGAGTATCTTCAACAGTCTCCTCAATAACCTCGAATACAGCCTCTCTTACAGACTGTTTCTTAAATGCCTTTCTTACTTCATTAGGAGTCGGAGTCTCAGAAAGACCTGCCATCTCGATAATTGTCTTACGAATCTTATCATTTGCTTCTTCGATAGAATACTGTTTTACAGTACCTTTTGCTGTGTCAACACACAGACGAGAGAAGTTCTTATATTTTGTTTCATCAAACTTTTCAACGATTACATCGCTCATTTCATTAAATCTTAATCTCTGCATAGTATATTAATCCTCCTTTCTACCGAATTACGCATATACCTGGGCATTCTTATCTACCCAAATACGATAATTTCCATTTGCAGCAACCTCGTAGATATGTCCTACAAAACCATACTCAGTCATACTTGGTTTCTCACCAGTTGTAAGCTTGAAGTCTGTACCATCTACGAATACATATTTTCCAACAGCTAATTCTGCATCAGAATTGAAAGCTTCTGTAGAAAGTGTGAATCTATCAGTGTCCTGAATCTCGTAAGCTCTCATAACTTCACCCTTACCGTTGTAGAAGTTAGATTCTTCCTGCATCTTTGTTGTATATTCCTCATAAATCTTTGGAGCAGTTAAAATGAGAACAATTTTGTCTCCCTTTGCAGGAACTTTTGCCTCAAATACATCTGCTTTCTTTCTGTCACCAATTACAGCAACAGAACCATTGTCAATATCCTTAGACTCATTTACTAAGTTGTAGTGATGACCAACTTTTGTAGCCTTAAGTAAAGTTGACTCAGCAACACCGTGCTTAGTATATGAAATGAAATTACTAGCCATAGTTTTATTTCCTCCTTAAAATTTCTAATTTTTGTGCAATAAAAAAACACCTATGGATTTTCCATAAGTGCTAATTCATAAAAATTATTTAGTTTTTTGCTTTAATCAAACAGATCACCATATGGTTTATATGTATCTTCTGTTTCTTTTTCTGCATTAAATGCAACTCTGCTCACATGTTTCTTCTGTGGTATTTCACCTGCAAAAGAGAACGTCTTATTCTTTTTAACAAGTTTTCCAAGAGTGGCATCAGCCTTCTCAGATAACTCTTCCTTAGAATATTTGTTTACAGAATCCTCAGACATAAGTGCTTTAAATTCGTCTGTATCAAGATATTCTGAATATGCTTCGTCATCAAATACAGTCATCTTGTCTGCAAATACTTCAGCAGATTTATATGTGTTTAATTCCTCTACAACAGAAGAGTAGTTGGAACGCATATCCTGAATTTCTGTATATTCTGAATCGGTAAGATATTCTTTGTGCAGATTATAGCGTTCACCATCAAATGATACATTGTCATTATCTTTTGTATATTTCTGACCATAGATTTTACCGCCATCCCAACTTTCATAAACAAAGTAAGAATCATATACACCAGTAATGTAATACCACTCATTATCTGCGTCTTCATAAGAAGACAAGAGATTATATAAAGCATAACGAATGTCATCATGAGAAATTTCAAATGTCTTTGTCATATTCTCAAAATTCTGACCTTCGCCCTCATTATCTCCATCAGTAGTTCCTTCTGGCTCAGTAGTGTTTTCTCCATCACCTTCATTATCATTAGAAGGTTCATTCGCTGTATTATCACCAGAATTGTCACCATCTGTATTGTTGTCTTCACCAAATACTTCTGCAAATTTAGCCTCTAATTCTTCGTCTGATAATTCTGAATAATCAAAGGTTACATCTTCAACTGTTTTATTGTATTTAGCAAGTAACTCTTCAAATTTTGTCATACTTTCTTTATTTCCTCCTTCCTTTGATAATGTGCGAACAGAAGAATTCTGTTCCTTATTGAAACAAGCAGTCTCTAAATTTTCAATTCGTGCTTGTAGTTCAACCATTTTTGATTCATAATCTTCAAATAAACTGTTATTCTTAGAACTGAAATCTGCCAACTTAATATTTGAACCAGTCATTCCAGGCTTTACTTCATTGCCTTGAGGTGTTTTTCCTAGAATTGTCACACCAGAAAACCAAAAATCTTCAATATTTAAGAATTTTTGCTTTGCATCATAACTGAGTTCTCGGATTGACAATTCAACTGATACAGAGCATTCTTCTTCACGCTGTAAAATTTCAGCAGCTTTAGAATATTCCTCAAAAATATATCCATCGACTTCACAATAAGTTTTCTTTTTTTCTTCATCATAAACTAACTGTGCATTGCAACTTTCAGGTATGATTCCAATAGGATATTCATCATAAACCACATCACCATTCTCGTCTTCATGCATATTATGAGAATAAAATTCCCACTGACCTTCTGGATTTTCATCAGTTGTTACCTTGTGAATGTATCCAAGAATAGGACGATTGCTAAAAGATGGAAGTGCAGCTTCCATGACAGAAGATTCAATATTAGAGCCGTTTACATTTAAATCTGTATGGCATGACTGTAAATGAACTGGAAGAAGCCCATCTTTGTTCTTGTCTGACTCATCAAAATTTATACGCCCATGTACTTGAACAACCAATGGTTCACCAGTTTTTTCGGCAGTGAATTTCGTAGAACGTTTATATTTATTTGAATAGAAATCATACAAATCTTCTATATAACGAAGTCTTTTCTTAGCCATTTTCTTCTCCTTTCTTCAAAATTTAGGCAAAAATAAAACCACTCGAAATAGGAGAGTGGCTAAATGTTCAGCATATTACTATACTGAATCTTTGATTTATCTATATCATCTGAAAACATCAATTTATCAGTATTCAGAAAAGTATAAATACCATTTTGTTCATCAATTTTCTGAAAGCCAAGATTTGTCATCTTAGAAGCTGTTTCAGAATCTGATGTCTTTATAAAATTCTGTTTCATCCTTTTTTCTCCTTAATTACCAGCTTGTGTGCCAACATCTTTTTCACCCTCTCTGGTAGCAAGTCCCTCATCTGAAAGGTCGTCTTCATTCTTAGTCTGACCGCCACCTTCATTATCACTCGTACCACTTTGCGTATATGAAGATGAGAGAGGAGTAAAGTAATTCATTAATCCTAATGACCTCATCATAAAAGCATTATTAACAACTCTTGAAGGTGAAGAACCATCCAACGTTGCATAATCCATTGTATCTATACCCAACGTAGCTTTATCTTTTCTTTGAGACATCTTTTCATCAAGGTCAAATACAGATACATAATGGAAATAAAATTCAAAATCCTCTGTGATATTTAATTTGACATATCTCTGAATGTTTGCTTCAATTCTTTTTAATAATTCCATAGGGAGAGTCATATCAACTGTGATAGAATGTTTAAGACCAACAGAACCAGATTTTTGACCATTGAATATCATTTCAGATATACCGAGAGAAGAGAATAAGTTCTTAATTGCTTGTGAATATACATTGGTATCATCGACCTGATTTTTATTACCAAACTCAATCTTTTCAACTTCACATGGAGTCCACGCTGAACCAACAAGACTTGGTAATACTTCATCAATCGCAGCTTGAGTAGCTTGTACAATTTCAAGATCTACAGCAAAGTCATTTACTTCGCCTGAATTTTCATTCATAGGGATTTTTGATAAGAGAAGAACATAATTTTCAAGTTCTGTTTTAGAACGAATAAGAGCTTCGTAATCAAGCAAATCTAAGAGTGATACGAATACAGGCAGGAAGTAGGGCAGTGGTACAACTGGATCATCACCACATATAATACAGATGGTTTTCTCTGGTGGTAATTCAAACCATTTATAGTCATTACCTTTTGATTTATATGTTTCGTAGCCTTCTGCAAAAACATCATCCCATAAGCCTTCTTCTGAATCAGTTTCACTACCAGTACCATATAAGAAATCCTTGTTGTTACCAGAATCAAAATAAGAAGCATCGAATTTTACAATCCATGTATCTTTTTCTGCACGAGAACCGATTTTGTAATATTTTGGATCAAGTGGATGTATAAAGAACGAATCTCCATCATCGTAACAAAATCCACAATAGATACCATCTCTTAAACAAGTGGCAATCATTTGTGAACCCATTTCTTTCAAATCCATTTTATCTAACCTGGTACAAAGTTCTTGATATCCTTTAATGTATTCGGATGCATCCTGTGGGGGATTTGCCCAATCGGGAGTATTGTAAGATACGTTATAACTAAAGATAGGAGTATAAGCATAATATTCTATAATCTTTTTATAGTTATGACTGATACGATATAAGAAAGCAGATATATCACGAAGATTGTCAATATTGGCAAGAGGACTTTTTATGTATGATTGAAGTTTCTCTTTTGTGTATTGAGTATATGTCTTCGATGTACCTTTTGATATATTCTGCTGTAAGATACGTTGTAATTCCTGAAAGTTAATCATCTGTGCATACTTCTGAGTAGAAGTAGTCAGCTCATTTTTACGAGTTGGCAATGGTTCTGTCTGTACTGATTTCTTTGCAGAATTATTTGATTTCTGTGTTGCCATTTATATTTCTGATTTCCTCCTTTCCTTAGTTATAGAATCCCCATTTTTTAGGGCGTTTTGAGACACCGACCATTTTGGTAATGTCGAAGTTGTTTGTACGTTTCTTGTTTCTGATATGATCCATTCGTTTTTCAGATAAATACCACCCAAGCATAGCCAAGACATACGCACGGTCGTCATGCATAGTAGCTTCTGAAGCTCCTGTATCAGCGTCTTTATACGCAGGAAGTTTGAATGAATCCTTACCACCTTCACGCTTATTTCTACAGATATTAACAATTTCCTCTTTCATTGCATCAATCTGAACTAATGCAACTTCTTCATCAGGTGTTAATTTATATACTTGCGTTTTAGCAGCTTCAATCAATGAAAGTCTTTCTTCCAGCTCATTTTCATATTCATCAATACTCAAATCTAATTTGTCTAATTCTGCACGAATCTTTTCTTCCGATTCATTCATAAGTTTGGTATCAACTTCCATGATATTGAGATAACCTTTGTTATCATATTTTTCTGTGAAATGAATTTTGTCTGCTTCAACCATTTTTATTAAAGCCTCAAACATTTCAGATTTATATTTTGACGGTTCAATTAATTTCAGTTTTTCAACTGCATTAGGGTATCTTTTAGCATACACATCACCATTGTTATATTCCTTATCCAATAAACCACGGTGAACATTACCTTTTTTATCTTTCCAATCTTCAATTAAACTGTCTCGAACCCAAGAGTTTCCACCTCCACCAGAACCAGCATCGGCTAAGAAAATTTCGATATTGTCATAATCCAAAGCTTCACCGTTATAATCAAGAAGTATTTTCCTAATTTCTTTTATCTGGTCTTGAGTCATCATGGGTGTCTTTCGTCTAAGACCTAAATCGGAAAAGGATACAACATTTACAATATCCATTGTATATCCATCTTCCTCGTTATAAAGTAATTCACCTATACCTAAAATTGAATTATCGGTTGAACGTGCTGGATCATATGCTAAAACAAATGTTCTTTCATTTGTATCATTACATAATACAGGTGGACGAGTATAAGAATTTCTAACAATTAAAGCTCTTTTAATAATCTGATTCGCATTCCCGTCTTGAGTGAATTTGTTATAATACTCACGTTGAGCTTTTTCTGGATTATTTCTTAATTCTGTCTCAACGGTTTCTCTATTCAAAAGTGGAACATAAGGTTTACCATGAAAAGTAGCATTAATAACAACATCACAGTTAATATCTGCTACAAAATATTTTGGATCACCTAACATCATTTTCTTGGAAAAATCACGATACTTTTGATAAAAAGCTGTGTCAATAGAAGAAGCAGAAGAAGCATATAAGAGCTGATGTGGAAATTCCTTTGGAAGAGAAGATATATCAATATTTCCACCAAGTTTGAAATTTGAATCAAGAGTTGTAAATGCACCAATAACATTAAATTCTTCTTCTGAGAGCCAGCCACCCTCATCAAAACAGACGCACTCACACCTCTTACCTCTTTTGGCATTGATGTTACTATTCAATGTTTTTACAAAGCTACCATTATACAGTCTATATGTAAAGCCCATTGGATTGTGGATAAATCCATTTGAGTTTGCTTGCGATATTTCAACTTCATTTTTAAAAACATCTGTAAGACCAGTCATTGATTCAATATTTTTTAATGCAATATCTTCGATCTTCTTAAAAGTTTCTTGGGACTGGTCTGCTGTTCCTGAACAAATGTACGTTCTGTAGTTGTTGAACAGAAGTCCCTTTATTATGGTAAACAAAGCAAGTAATGTCGTCTTCCCTGCGGCACGACTTTCCAACCATAACACAAATGGTTTTGTCCATGAATTCATAAAAGTATATTCTTGTGCATCAAGAAGCTCAACTCCTATAAATTCTTTCATAAATTTTGTCGGGTATTTAATCCCAAATTGCTTTATTTCCGCTAATTTTTTATATCCTTCCAACTTCCTTTCAGATATTTGAAATTCAGTTGGTTTAACATAAATTTCATAATTTTTGGGTATCAATATTCCAGATTCAGTAGTCTTAAACGCCATAACTAATCCTCCTCAATATTGATTCCGTTTTCTTTTACGAGAGCTTTTAAGTCAATGTTTTCTCTGAGTAAAATACGGGCTTTTTCTTCATACTCATCAGCAATTCTCTTATATTTTGTAATAAGTTCTCTCTGTTGAATAATCATATCTGCTGAATCATTTTCGTCTAACATAATCTGCTTTAAGATAGAAGCATTACTGATATCTGCAACTTGCTTTAGACCAGCAGAGTATTCCGCATCATATAAATTTACTTCTGCATCTCGTAAATTCATTTCTTTCATTTTACGGACTTTTCCAGTCCATGTGTTTTCACCCTTAGTTGAATTAACACTGTGCTTCAATGAAATTCCATTATCTGCTGCAAGCTTTAAAACCGAAGCGGTTATTTTACTTTTTGTATTTTCGAGATTTTTGATAGTAGATATATTTGCTTCAATATTTGTGTAATCATTCATAAGCTTTGCAATAATATCATTCATTTTCTCTATATGGTTAAACCCTTTTACAATTTCAATGATAGAAGAGAGTCGCATTCTATCATCATTTGCTTCTTCAGCAGCATCCAAATAACCAATGAGAGTTGCATATAAAAAAGGCTGTTCAGCAGTTGATTCTTTTGAAAATGGATCATAGCCTAATAGCCTTATAGCATCTTTTTTATTCTGTTCATAAGCTGACATTATTTCTTCATCTGAACTATCTTCATTTTCTACGGAAGAATTATCAGAACTATTTTCTGATATATTTGTTTTGACTTTATAAAAATCGGAATCAAAATATGTCATACCATTATATTGCCCCATTGAGATCTGACGGATATATGCAACCCAAATATTAGATTTAACTCTTCCAGAAGCAAGGTTTTCCATTTCCTGCATACTTGAATCCCATATCCTATCAAGGTATGGCTTATTTAAATATTTCAATGCGAGCTTCACTGATTCTTTATCAGGCTCATGTTCAATATTTTTATTGTCTACTTTTAACGCTATTTTACGGGCACAATCTTTGCAGATTGGAGTAAGACCACTTTTACTCATAGGATCTGTACTCATATAAAATTTATCCCGTGCTTTATGTGTATCACACATGTAACACCAAGCACCTTCTTTAAGTGACTTGATTTTCTCTTCCTGTGTTTCAACTTTTTTCTTTAATTGTGCAGCCGTTAATTTTGTGGGCTGTGTCTCTTTTGTCGTAGCCAAACTAACGACCACCTCCTTTTATTCCAATATAAAAAGAAGCCATTTCATACGAAATAACTTCTCAAAATTTCCAATATTAAATTTCCAATGAAAGTGCAATTCACTTCATTTAGCACACCCACTGTGCATCGAACACAGGTTAGAAGTTTTGGAGACTTCATTCTTGCCAAAAGATAGGTGCATACGCCGTGTTAGGGATTCGAACCCCAAAGACTTTTACATCCAGACTGTTTTCAAGACAGCACCCTCGACCAATCGGACACACGGCATGAGCGTAGTATATAGGATTTGAACCTATGTACCGAATAAACGATGACCTCTGATTAGCAATCAGGTGCAATACCAACTCTGCCAATACTACATAATAAAAGAGCCACCTCCAAAGGAAAAGACTCTTTCTTAACACAGTATTAAATTTACCAATCAGTCGCCAAACTGATTATAACTGTATAGAGCGATAGGGTAGTGATGAACTACCATGGATAGAACCGTATATGCACCACAGCAAAATCCTTCGACATCAGGTTTACTGCATAATGAAGCATGACATGCGCAAACTAATACTATAAATTAGCCCATTCTTCTTCAGTATATCTGCTAATTTCTTGTTTTTTAAATGGTATATTTAATTTTTTACACCATTTTCTTACTGCATTATCGCTTACACCAAATTGTTTTCCTATTTTAACAAATGGAGTAGAGAATACTAATTTTTTTAACTGAAATCTATTGACTGGCATATCGGATTCTTTAACAATTCTTCTTTTACATTCACATTTAACGCATCTCTTTGCGCCGCTTGAAACTTCTATTCCACAATCAATACAATAAAATTGTTCAGCATTTTTATATTCTCTTATTGGATAATCAATATTTCTTTTCCAATGTCTTCCAGTATTAATACTTTGAATCATTTCATACGATAAATGATATTTTTTAGAAATTTCTCCTATTGATAATTGTGATTCTTGTAAATCCTTTGTTATTTCTTCTAATATTTTAATATTTATTCTCGAAGATATTCCATAACAATTTAATGTTTGATTGTATCCATTATTACAAGAATTGTAAAAATTAATCCAATATCTTTCCTTTTCATTAAGTTCTTGTTCTTCACATTCTTCTATAACATTAAAATTAAAATTTTTTATTCCGTATTTTCTAAAATCGTTATATAATGGACGGTTATATGAATTCTTATTTTTAGAATTCGACATTGCTATATGAGATTCCCATCTCTTTTTTATATCAATAGATTGTCCAATATATATTTTACCATTTTGTTTATTTTCTATTTTATATATTCCTACCATACATTTTTCCATTACAAAAATTATATTGCTTTACCAAATTGTCCTATATCCAGATAATATTTTTCAAATTTCTCCACATACTAATCAAAACATCTAAGGAGAAACTATCATGAACGCTTCATATAACACTGCAATTCAATTCAAAGATTTATATATTCCCGTAAAAATGTTAAAAACATCACACAATAGTTCTATAGAACTTAATCAACTCTGCAAAGACTCCAAAGAAAGAGTGCGTTATATCAAATTTTGTCCATCTTGTAATAAAGAAATCCACAATGAAGATATTGTAAAAGGATATAAATATGCAGAAGATAAGTATGTTATTTTGGAACAACATGATATAGAATCAATTACATCAAACAAAGATAGAACACTTTCAATAAAATATTTCTGTAAATCAAAGGAAATATCAGACCTACTCATAGATAAATCATATTATTTAATTCCTGAAATGGAGTCAGAAATCGAATATGAACTTCTTCGTAAAGCTATGACTATGAATAGAGTAGTAGGTATGGCTGAAATTGTATTGGGTACAAAACAAGAATTAGTTGCGTTGTTTGCCAATAAGAATTGTATTATTGCAACCATTTTATTTTATGAGAACGAGATTAACGAATTACCGATTATCATGAAGCATAAAACAGATAAACAGCAACTCGAAAATCTCAAACAAGATATCTTAGATAATACAAAAGAATTTGATTTGGAATCTCATTATGATAAATATCAACTCAAGTTAAGAAAATTGATATTTGATAAAATTCCAAAATGATATTGCCTTTCTCATTCCATCCTCGAATGGCGAGCTTTCATCTAAACTGCATAGGACGTATCCTATTGTTACAACAGTACCAGTCCGAAGACCGCAAAGGGCATAGGACGGTAGTAAGTGTTGAGCTTACACGCTTAAGTTCCGTATGCATCCAAAAAATAGGTTTTGGCATCAGGTTTACCGCATAAAAAATAGGGCATAACGGACTCGAACCGATACTCATGGAATGAAAATCCATTGTCTTACCTTTTGACTAATGCCCCATATTTAGGGTGGAAAAATACCACCCATTATTTTACAGAATAACTTCTGTTTTACCTTCAAACTTAGTGTTCAAGGCACGAATCTCAGCAAGCTTCTTACCGATTTCTTCCTGAATCTTAGTAGCGAAAAGTTCAACTTTTGCCTTACCAAGTTTCTCAACACTATCAAAAGGTGCTTTGACTTCTGATTCTGGAATCTTTGTAACATCTATAGAGAATGTAATGTGAAGGTTTTCATCTACAACAAATGACTGGTTGATAATATCTTTTAATTCAACAGAGATAATAGTTGAATCATCAACTTCACTATCAGTTGTAACTGGATCTCCATTAGAGTCAGTTTTCATATTAGATTTAAAGGATATTTTAGAATATTCGATTGTTCTGACAAAATTATGTAACATATCTTTTTCAGTGGCAGCATCAGTATCAGATGTACCTAATTCTGCGACAGAAATATCTACACCAATAATATTTTCATCAATAGTTTTGCTAATATTTAATTTCATGAATTTGTGCCCTCACTTTCGTTGTAAATAACTTGTCTGTAAGCATCTTTAATTGAAATAAAGAAATCTCGTAATACATCTTTATCAATCGAACAATCAAGATTTGATGTTTCAAATTTTGGATTATATACTGTAAAATCTAATGTTCCATTATCCCTAGGTACAAATAAAATTTCTACATTGTTATTTAACTGTAATGTAATTGAATCTATTTTCTCACCATTACTAGAAGTAACTTTTCGTACTTGTCCGACCTTTAACGGGGTTTGTTCAATTACAAGTCTATTTGCCATATACATACTCCTTTCTTTTATTTTTCGTTTTCCTTTTAATCGTTTAGTTGCGGAAACAGGACTCGAACCTGCATATTCTTGGTTATGAGCCAAGTGAGCTTCCATTACTCGTCATTCCGCTATGATAATAGGAGAGGAGCGACCTCTCCATATTATATGTAGATTGGTAAGATCTACTGCCGATTGATTACCAGTCAACCGACAAAGAGAACATTGAAAATTCTCTGATATGTTACTTATATATTCTCCATATATTTTCAGTCTTCGGAGTAAAGACCAATTGATAAGGTTTCATATCTCTTACCAGTTAATTAAGGTTCTCATTAACGCAGAGAAGCACGAACATTTTCTCATTTCTGAAGGCTGAGAGAAACCGATGATCCGAGATGTTGGTAGGAGAGATATAGGTCTTACAATACTACATGAATAGCAAATGCCAAGATATGTTAATCGTCTACTAAGCCAAGACCTCTCCATAACACCGCCAATGAGCAGTAAGCAGTGGGAAGTTTTAGACCATTCCAAAGGTCAATAATTTCGCAAACCGACCTTTATATTTATGTCACATATCGGTCAGTGACAGCTCACTTGTAAAAATCTATCAACGGATTGACAGACCGCCCTCACTTCTTTTGGATGTGAGCAGCTTGTATTATATCTATTTATTCTCTACATTGTCGTCACCTCTCGGCTCAAATATCACGTTACTATGCTTTCTTGTTTAAATTAAATTGTTGGTGTTAGACGAAAGTTTCATCGGGATTGCCTACAAATCAGAAAGTGATTTTTGTTCTACTTGTTTTATTTCTCCATCAGCAAAATATTTTGCAAATTGCTCATCTGCATCAATATCCTTGTACACTGATACCATATCTAGCGAACTCCATCCGACTAGCATTTGAATTACATCATCAGGAAGACCGCTTCGAGAACAAGAAGTTGTAAAGAAGTGACGAAGACTGTGAAAATAAAAGTCTTCTCCTAAATGCTTACTGAATGTATCAGCCCAGCTATCAAGAGTGCTTGAATCCATAGGTTCATCTATATATTCTCCATTTACTTTCTTTGGAAATAACCATTCTGATTCAATTCCGTGTTCTTTTCTATAATTCATCCACAAATCAAAATATGGCTTAAACGGTTTTGCAAGTGTATATACCACTAACATTTTTCCGCGAGATCCTCTTCCTTTTGTTTGGATCTTTTCAGGTGTTTTATATAAAGAACCGTATATGATATTTTCATCATCGAAATAAGATACTTTAAATCGTGGTAACTCACTCTTACGTCTGCCACTAAATGCAGCTAATGCTAAAATACAAGCCTTGTCATATTTACCTTTTTCAACCCAATAATCAAGCATACCCTGTACTTGTTCATCGGATAATACAGTTTTAGTAAATACTTTCTCATTTGCAGGATTTTCAATCTTACGTATAATCGGTTTAAAGTCCTCATACTCATCATCTAATATAGCTTCGACATAATTTGAAAGAGAAGAGAGAGTAGATTTTACTCTACGCATTCTAGCTGGCGACCATTTATATTCAGTAAGACAAAAACTCTGATAACGAGCAATATCCCTCTTAGATAAATCAATAAAGAATTTGTTGTCGCAATGCTGAAGTAGATAAACCCAAAAAATAAAAAGGTCACGTCTATATGCATTGATTGTATTTGGGGATCTATCAACTGAACGAAGATAATCCAAAAAGTCATTTCCTAATTTTATATTCTCTTTATTACACTGAGTCAATAACTCATCAGTAACAATATTATTGTGTTGTATTTTTCTACCCATTAAATCTCACTTCCTTCCAAATAAAAAAGAAGTGAGATAGTAGTAAATACTAAGCCACTTCTTTCAAATATTTATTCAATATATTTCTATATGTTTCTTCATTCATTTCATCTGGTAATAAAATATAATAATCAAGTCCATTGCGTTCAAAAATATCACGTTTTTGGTATAATTTCTGTCGATACAATTCTTTTGACTTTGATTTTATTGGAGTATTATTTCGATAAGCTTCTTGATGACCTTTGTTCCCAAGTATGCCAGCAAGTTCTATATAGACTTTTTTATTATTGAAAATAATAAGATAATCGCAATTCATATTGCCATTATAAGAATTATCTATAGATTTGTATGGAATATTTCTGAAATAACTTTCATTAAATAAAATATTATTACTTCTCAAAAATCTGCTAAATTCATATTCATATAAAGATGTCGTAACTTCTCCATCATCGAATTTATAATTCATTCCATTTCCTGCTTTTTGTAATTCATATCCTAATGAATTTATATATTCTCGGAAAGAACAATTCTTTAATTTCTTACAAACTTCTGCATATTTACGATTGTCTGCATAAGTACCATATTTTCTAAAGTCATTATATGTAATAACACTTCTATTTTCTTGAGTTTTTATCAGATTACACACATCATTAATTTCTTTGATAGTATCTTCATCTGATAAAATACTTCCATGTTTGCCAGTTATTTTCATTCCAAGTTCTTTTTGCATTAGCCATAATTCGCCCCAAAATTTTCGTACAGTTCTAATACCAACACCATCTTTTTGTTTTGGATAAAAATCATATACATCCAATGGTGAACATTTGCGTTCTTGCATTTTCATTACAATATTTATTACATCTTGTTTTGAAAGTTCTCTTTCAGACTTTCTTTTAGCTTTAATCTCTTCATATCCCTCTTGGTATTGAAAAGTGTAATGCTGTACTTGATTCCATGTTATATTATGTATATTTCCTTTTGAATCAATGTAATCCATCTTTTCTCGTGATGCACCATTAACAGGAAGATTAGTTCCATCAATATGCAAATCTATATTATTTAATTTACAATATAAATTTATATTATCATATGTATATGGATTACCTAAAAAGAATCTGTTTAAACATGTATATCTTCCCTTGCCATTCTTTATTTGATGGTACTCTGTTCTGTGTTTATATCCATAATTGTCAATAATATCTAAGTAATATTTTCTCGATTTTAATTTTTCATTGTATACAACTTCAATACTCTCATTCAATAAATTGTACACAACATCTTCCGAAAATTTTACTGGAAAACTATTTCTTATAGCTTCCAATTGTTTGTTTACATTTTTTGTTCCCATAATTTTTCCTACTTTCTCACCTACTCTAATACATAAAAATAGAATGGGAGAGAGGTAGGTGACTCTACTCTGTCAGCTCATGACTTCTGACAGTCCCATTCCATAAATCCCACAATCAGCTATGACACCAATCATGAGCACATATATTTATTCTCTGTTTCCATATAAAGTTCGTTGCCGATTTAACATCTCCCAATCCGTATATAAAAACATTGAAAAGTCCTCCCACTTGGTAATGCTCCAAGCCGATCCGAAGACGACAGATTTACAGTCTGCCCCACATCTTTAGTGGTCTATGAGAGGATACAAAAAGAGTGTGTAGCATACACCACACACTCTAAATATTTAAAAAATAAAATCAAGCAAATCAAATAATCTTCCAACCGAATTATATTCGTCAAAATCACTTAAATCAATCGGCTTACTAGAATAAAATTCACGCTTTTCATATCCATTAACATCACTTTTAACAGAAGTAAATCCGTGAATTTTTCCGTTTTCATCTTTATCGAATGTAATATTTTTATGAGAATTATCACTTACGTCACTGCAACTGCAATTCTTACAATTACCATCACAATCATCGTCTACATCTTCAGCGTCCTCACCAATGTTGAATTCATGAATAATGCATCCAGAATCTTTATTGTCCATAACAAAAGCTGAACTCACATCTCCATGAATAAATACAATGTCTGTCTCATCCATATTGATATAAGTATCACTTCCCTCATACTTGGCAGCCTGAACCCATACATTCATTTCAGAATCAATATTAAGAATAAATGCGTCATCATAACCGTCCCAATAAGGATCATTCAAATCGTTACAAGAAGCAAGTTTAAAATTCGTATTTTTAATAACAGAATTAAGAACATCTTTCATCACATCATACTTAGCCACAACTACAATTTCTGAACAATCATCGTCATAATCTCTTGTACAAACATCCAGCTTGTCAAAAGTATCTGCTAAAAATTCAGCAAAATCATTTGTATCTGTAAAACCAAATGTTTTCAATATATTTTCACCACCTTAGAATTAGAGCTGTTTTGCAGACTTTGACATCTTAAAGCAAATCTCATCATGCTGTGGAGTTACATACTCCTCACCTTTGCGATTGCCCATCATAATTTTTCCTCTACGCTCTGGAACTTCTTTAACCTTAAACTTTCCAAGTTTACCAACTGCGACTGATTCTGCGTGGTCTGCTGTTAATGTCTCTGTAATTACATCTGCAAATGCATCAAGAATAACTGCTATGTCCTTCTGTGAAGCTCCTTCAACCTTGTTTGATACTGCCTTTAATACTTCGTTCTTTGTCATTTTAATTTTCTCCTTTTTCTCAATTATTTATTTTTAATGCAAAAGAGGGTAGCGTCTCATTTAAGTACACTCCCTCTGATACATACAATTGTGACAGTAACATCACAATTTCCATACAATCGGACTAATTAAAAATAGAAAATTAGCCCAATTTTCATAGTTACTTATGCATAATATAAAAACCAAGTCACTCGTACTTGGTCTACTTTGTCATGAAATTAGTAATAATTCTTGTCTTGGAATCAATAATGTCACCATTTGAATCCAATGCAAGATACATAAACCCGTTCTGATTTGGAATTATAAGTTTACCGTTGTTATAATCCAGCTTATCCAAATCACACACACAACCTTGCTCATACATTTTTATTCCACCTTGAGTAAAACTTCCTACTTTATGGGTATGAGCCATTACGATTCCAGTAAATGTGCGATCTACACGCAAGAAATAATTGACTGCCTTTTCTGTTGTTTTTAACATACCAGATGAATAATTTAATGGGTGACAGAAAATTACATTACCTTCTTTTATCCACCATTCTTTATCATAAACGATTTCAATATTTGAATCTTCAAACACTTCACGAATAGAAGAGTATTGTGTCTGGGTTTTATTTCTTTCATCATTAACTTTGAATCCATCGTCTACAATCATTCCTAGCGGATCTGTTGGGATGATGCCAAGTAATTCGTTTGATAATCTATCAGAACAGTATCTTTGCATACGGTATTCATGATTTCCCATCACAAACATTACCTTTTTAGGTGTAGTCAGATTGATTAAATCAATAATATACTGTCTTCCTAAAACAAGTTCTTCATCAAGATTTACTTTGAATTTTTTAGGAAATGCAGAACATGAAAAACAATCCAATAAATCACCATTGACTATTAAAGTGTCTACAATTCCCTTATAACCTGAAAAAATATCAATAGGTAAATTAAACGGAATATGAACATCTGACACACATAAAATTCTTTCAGATGCACCCTCACAGTTGTGAATATAATTATCATACTCTTCATATCCAACAGCCTGTTTTCTAAGCTGATCTGGTGTAATGTTCAATCCAAGCATATCTCGAATTTCAATCCAATCCATATCTGTCTCTTTACGTTTCTTTGCAAGGCAACATCTTAATTTCCATTCAAAATCTGTTTCATTTTCCAATCTATGTAAGTCGATTATAACATCCACCTACTCTCTATTCAGCAGATTCAGACTCTTCATCTGAAATCTCAATACTGATTTTAATATCAAAGATAGTTGTACCTTCTGGTAATTTCTCTGCAATACGATCTACAATAGAACCTTCATCGTCAACGAAAGTTCCATTTTTAATTCTTACTCCACTCGCTGTAATATTCTTTTTAGCCGCACTAACAGTTGCTTTCTTAATTTTACTATCTACCATAATCCTTTAAATCCTCCATAAAATTAAAAAATCCCACCAGAACGTTTTCTGCCAGGATTGTAATACATTTGTTTACTTTTATTCTGTTTCACTTTGATATACTCACGAATCTTCCTAATATAATTTTCATCATAGCTCAAACGAATATGCGACTCCAAATAATAACACCCACAACGAGTAGGAATTTTATTAGATAACACATTATCTATAAGCTTATATGATGGATTAAGATTTGAGAGATGAGTATGTTTTTCTGTATCTTCTTGTCTACAGATACGGTAGCCATTTTCAGTCTTGTCAATATAAAATCCTTTATACTCAATTCGATTTTTCATAAGCAGAACCTACTTGACGTATTTATCTTCAATGTAACGCTTTCCACCACAAGTCTTGTAATATCCAATATGTTCGCCTCTGCGATCTACATATCCTCGTCTTGTGTTTCTAATTACACCTTCGGATAATAATTTTTCAATTTCATTTTTTGAAATGTACTTAATAATTTTCACTTCTTTCTTGATTTATTTCCTACAAAGTAGGATAGTAGTTGGAAATGTAGGATTTGAACCCACGACCTCCTGAACCCAAATCAGGCGTTCTAACCAAACTGAACTAATTCCCAAAATAAAAAATCCCATACCGAAGTATGAGATCCTTGCTTAATATGAGCTGAGATATTTGACTCAATACACTAACATCTACTATGGTTGGACACAGTTTATCACACAAGCGATTAACTTGTAGTTAGCAACAACACCGATTTTGACATAATCGGCAAACTCTTACCACAAAGTATTATAGATTTTCTTTCTGCACATTCTTCCTTGCGAGATTCATAGGTTGCAGCCTATTAGAGTTGTACGTACTTGTACTTTCTCATATAACACCTTGCGAGTGCTATATGTCACCATATTACAGGTGAATAAGTTGTTTTTCTCTTTGCGGTCGCACACACTTTTGCTGTTTGTAATTTTCTTTTAAATATTTTTACCTAAAATAATTTGATTTCTTTCAAAAGTATGTACTTATTATGGACGATGAGGTGTACATTTGATCATCCGTACCTTTTGAGTACAGCCCAATCATCACCATCCTACTCGGATTGCGATCTCCTTGCTTTTTGATTCCATCCCTGTTTTTCAACTTAAGAGATATTACCAAAATCCTATCAGCGGTTATACTTGCGATATTCCCACCAATAGTACACAAATCATACCTACATTTCTGCGTTACTACAGTGCCTATTTCAAGACACCCACCAATCAACCATATTCGCCAACAGTTGTCCTTGAATAGAAGGTTGGGCGTAGATTTTATGTGTTTTCCGTTAAACTGTATTTCACAGTCGCAGCCTTATAATACGATAAGAACCACTTTATACATGTCGCCATGCTTATTTTTGAGATTTAACATCTCCTGATCCGAAACCAACCAGTCCTACAAAAGTAGAAAAGCTCTCCCAGTAAGACTCGAACTTACGACTTTCGCATTAACAGTGCGATGTTCTACCAACTGAGCTATAAGAGATTAAAAGAATAATCGGCAACCATACTACAAGAATTGTAGCACAGTCACCGACACATATAAGAAGAGGAGTACAATATGAATATGTACCAATCTTAGAAATGATTTTTAGAATTGTTCTGTTTGAAAACGCCTTCGAATCGTTCCCCATAGGTTTGATTCCTATATATCTTCCACAGAAATGCATGGTACAGTCTCGCTTGATGTACTTAACTGGTTTTATCACACATGCACAAGTTTTTCATATGGCATCACATCAACTAACTTATAGCCATATGTTAGACGAACTTTATACTATTATATTCTCTGTTTTATCAGCCAAGAAAAGCTGATTTCATTGTGTTAGCCTTTCGGCACAGCCCTCAATCAAGAGGGCTTTTATTTTGTAGTAAAACACGTGTTGCATACTTTTATTCCGCATTTGCATATAAGCGGAGAGGATAGTTATGTTGGTATTGTACGAAGTACACGCAAATTTACACTGTTATACATTGATAAAGCTTCATTGCCCACTTTCTCCTCATAAGTTCACTTAACTACAATCGTTGAAACCGTTGATTTTACTAGCTTTTAGCAACACTAAAGCAATTAAGTCTGTACAAAAACTGTGCATTTTTAACAGTTTTTTGAAAAACATTTTAGCAAATTTGATGAATTTATACTGTATAATACCTTCATTAACAATGATTTATTTTTATTAAGGACAGAAGATATTGATTTTTGATTTCGAATTGAACCAGGAAGAATTTTAAAACAACGATCAATCATCCAAGAAAACAACCCAAGATAATTCTTAGATATTTTAATTGATTTCACTTCATAAATCATGTCATCAAAATCTTTTCTAAGCAATAAATAATCATCATTCTCTGCATCATCGTTTATTTCATATAATTTTAATGAATATTTTGCTATAATTTCCTCAACCTTTCTACAAGTACGAATATTACTTTTCATTTCATATTTAACAAAAAAATGACTCATTGGCAGAGTTGTATCTGTATTATGAAACTTCATTAAATCCAAATCGTATAAGTAATTCATAGGACATTTTAAACTTTCGTTTATGTATTTTTCATTAAAACCTCTTTTGATTATTTTCCAAAACGAAGGATAAAGATTTGTTTTAATATCCATATCATCTTTTATTCTTTTGATTTCACCAGTTAAGTCGATGTCGAATCTTCTCTTTGCGTTATCAATAGCGACTTGAGCCAAAACACTTAATATACATACATAGTCAACATACTTTTGGTCATCAAAATTACATGCATATGTTTGAGCTATTTGAGCTAAGTTGCTTGATTCGCCAATATCCAACTGAGATTTTGCTAAATTATTGTCAATTCCAGCATAATCGTCCATTGATTTACCATATATATTTTTCTCTTTTGGAATGTTATTTTTGATGGTAGGATAATTTTGATAGCATTTTCTCGCATGTTCTACAATATCACATTGATTTGTTGTATACCCACTATCGGAATCTTGATCACTTCCATTGTTTCTATCCTGAAAATCTGTACCATTCATATTTACTGCAACGCACTGTTTTCCAAGGTTAAAATATTTTTCAAGATTTTTATGGTATATATTGTGAAGATATGTAAGATTGTTTTTACTATTAAAAGGACTTCTAAAGAAAGCTAGATATTCACCACTATTAAATCTTTCAGTGTAACATTGAATTGTATTGCTTTCAGCAAAAAATGTGTCATCATTATCAACGTCAGACTCATTTCCTGTGGCAGCATATAAAAGCATTGCATATGGAGATCCAACTATTACTAAATTTTCAGCATTTTGAATAATACGTCCACTTTTCATATTTAACACATATCCTTTAATAATAGCTTTTTTTCTGTCACGAAAATATGAACTCCTTACAAAATCTGGATTTTGATTACACAAAGCAATTAAAACTTCGTAATCATTTGAAAAGTTTTTATTCTTCTCAAGATATTTCAAAAACTCAGAATTGTCTTGTTTGAGTTTATTGATATACTCAACACTTTCCTTTACAACATTTGGCATTATTTTTTCATCAAGAGAGTTTACCATTTGGTAGCTCATTCTCTGAACTTCTCCAAGTTTACTTTCATGTGCAGTTTTCACAATACCAAACATACAGCCGTTTTCATAAACTCGATCACACCAATATTCATACGACTTATCAAATTTCAACCATTTCATAGCATTGTCAGTTGTGATCAATTCAATATCCTTAACAAAATGTTCTACTCCAAACATATCTTTTACAGTAGCAGAATAGTAATTCTCTCCAAAATAGTCTTTGAAAAATTGCTGGATATTTGTGCTAAAAGCTGCCATTTTACAAAAATGATGTCGTAATAATATATATCCATTTCCCCAACTTGGGAAGATACTAGAATCAATTAACGCCTGTCCGTCAAACATCGTGTTCTTCAACTCGTAATTATCAATGTGTTTTGCATAGCAATGTTTGTTTTCATCTGTCTCAATACTAACTACTTTAGTAAAAAATGATCTATCCACATCTTTTAATATTAAAATATTCTTGGGATTAATTTTGACTTTACCAACGACGGCACTGGATATGAGAGGAGCATAAGCACTAATTTCGACTGTAGGAGAATTCCTTTTAGGAAGTCGAATGCCCATATACAAAAATTTAATTGCTTTTTTATAAAGGCGATCACATATAAACATACACGAGCCTTTTTTTGCTTTTCCTGTACTTCTGTAAAGCATTTTGTAATGAATAGTTTCTCGTTTTATGATATCACCGTTTTTCTTTCTGGTAATATATTCAACATTTACACCTTCATTATAAAACAATGTTCTTATTTCTTCTTTTGTGTGTTTGTGATATTTGTCTTTGTTCTTATTTGCTTCCTGAAATAATTGTGAAAGTTTTTTACGTTTGTTCCTTTTCTTTTGAATCTGACTATTATAGCCATATGATTTTGCAAGCTTATATTCAGTTCTCGCATCTCTTGCGACTTTTTGTAAATGTGAAATCTCTTCATCGTAAGAACGAGAACCAAAATTAAATTCCAAACAAATTAAATCTCGTGTAGATTCTTCTTTCCATACCTTTAATCCATTTTCATTTAAAAAGTCACTAAAAAGGCTATTGGTAAACATCGCATCTTTATACTCATAATGATCTCTGACACCATTATTATACTCATAAAGGGTGCTTGCTTCAATATTCTTTATTTTAATTCCATATTCACTCATTTATTATAACATCACCACCTTAATCAAATTTGTTCCCAAAATTCATCTTCATTCCATTCACTATTGCAACGTGAATTTACTTCCATGAAACATTCCTCAATATTTCCACAATTAACACAGTCATAATCGTTACCAATTAAATCGTTCTTACATTTTCTTTTAGAAATGTAATCTGTAATTAAGTCAGCCATTGACTCCAATTCTTCTTTACTATATTTATTCATATAAATTTACCTCCACTTATATATTCTCCAAATGAAATTTCTATTTACTCACTTTTAGATTTTCCTTCGTTGAAAGCTACAATTCCAAATGTATCAACAGAAATTATCAATCCTATTGTTCTAATACATAAATTGTCAACCATGATTGCGAAAACAAAAATGAAAGCAATTGATATAAATGTTAGGAATTTATATATTAACTTTTTATGAAATCTCTTTTTATCAATATAATGCTGTTTATCCTTAAATTTCACATACCAGAAATCTTGTGTGTTGCAAAACTGAGGTAATTTATCTTTTAGTTTATTTACAATTTTATTCATCATGATCCTCCATTTCTTTATAATTGAATCCAAGCCAATTAATTATCTGACCTGTCCCTAAACATCCAGTACAGTCCTCATGCATATATTCTCCGTTTTCATTATCAAGATAGCGTTCACCTTGATAAATACCTTCGCCACAATAACAGCATAGATACTTTGGACGAGGTGGAGAGTAATAAGGACAACGATAATCATGCAGACCGTCATATCTTCCACATATACTACACATATAGTTGTTTCATTCTCCTTTAATACAGTTGCTTAAATTTTTAAGTTACAATTTTTAGATGGGTATTTGTTCACCGAATGGCGTAGAATTTTCTGTACAATGGTGTACATTAGAAATTCTGGCTAGAAAGGGTATCTCAGTTAGATTTACTAGCTTGATATTTTCTCATACGTTCAGCCGCCTGTTTCTTCTGTTCATCTGTAAGTTCACGTTTCTTTGCTCTAAAACTGATTAATGTTTTATCCTTTAATAAATATTTCTTACCTCTACCAGTATCTTGGATGAGAGAGTACATATCAGGACTTTCCTTGCACAATCTATCCAATTTAGTAATATATGTAGAATCTGAAGCATAAATTGTTGCGAATTTCTCATCACGCATTGCATTAATACAAATTTCCTGTTCTTCAATTGAAACTGTCATATTTTTATCTGCCATTATTCATGTCCCTCCTTGTAAGCATCTAATACAACTCTGTTTCTTGCACATGCCTTATCAAATCGCCAATCAGACGCAATACGTTCAGCAATATTTCGACTGCCTTCATAATCGGTGCAAAAATCTGATATACAAATATTTCCCCCATATGTATTCTGGTATTTATGGTTCTTTGATGTAATTGTTATGGTTCTGTTCATTAATTAGTTCTCCTTTTCTGTTTAAGAATTTATTCATTGCAATCAACTCCTTTGAGTGCTGCGTTAATTTGTTACATATGTTTATTCTCTGTTTTATTTACGACTTATTGCCGTTTTTGATTTCTCCAAATGAGTCTACATTATAGATTTCCAACATCTTAGCAATAGCCCATTCAATTTCTTGCTCATATCCTTCTTTATTAAGTACATATACATTTGGTACATTTTGTGGTGGTTTCTTTGGATTAGGTTGAACACTACCAACTTCTTTTTTGATTAGAAGTGGTTCTTTGTCGCCAATAGAAGATGTGAGATATTGAATACATTGATTAATGGTATCTTTTGACATAGAGAGTTCTTTTGACATAGATTCTATACTTCGCCAAAAAGCTTCTGGTTTAGTTTCAGGGTTATACATAGTTTCTTCATTATCTTTATTTTTGGGACGAATGAAAATATACGAATTAATATAAAGAAAAGCCATTAATATATTCTCTTTATTAATACTAGATTCATTCATCATAATAAAATCAAGCTGAGAAGATGTGATTTTTGAGAACTTATCAACAGCATCAAAATTTTCAGGAATGATCTTAATTTCAATTCCAGTATCATATCCAAGCGTGTCAAGATCCTGTTGAACTTCAATCATTTTGTTGTTAATCATATATTCCAGTACATCAAGAATTTCTTGAACAGCTTTCGGTCTGCGTTTGTGTGTCTTGTATCCGTAGAAATTTAGAACTTTTCTAAGAGTAATCCAACTATAGTCTTCGTAAGACCTATATTTATCAATAAGGATGTAAGTAATATAGAATTTACGACTAACTCCATATTTAGTTTTAATGTTTCCTTGAATATAGTTATTTGGAAAACGAGTAAAGTATTCTGTTCTCTGTTGCAATAAAAATTCCTCCTTTATAGGTGATATTTATTTATTCTCCATTTGAAATTAAGTGGAAGAGAACCTTGCGAGCGTTCAGTAAAGTAGGTCTGAACCCCCACCTGTTTGTTTTATTTTTGAAATTGGTAGGGGGTGAAACCCACTTTGCCGAACTGAAAGAAGATATATAACATTATTAATAAGACAGACTATTACGCTTGTATTTCGCTTACGCTTCATACAAGCTCTTTAATTTTTTGTTTGATTGTTATTGGTTGATTTGGGTACATGGTGTTTTGGATTAATGGTTTCATTTGAGTACATGTGAGATCTACCTATAGTGTTATTCTCCATCTGAATTATAATTCTGTTTCAAATTAACGTACTTCTCTGTGAAGATATTATCTACAAAAAATACTGGTAGCTTATCATGATACATTTTATAAATTTCTTCACCTGATAAACTTATCCAAAAATTACTACCTATTTGTCTTTGTTTCTGCAATGTTTCGATTTCTTCCTGATATTTACTATTTTTAATTATTCCTCCAATTTTTCCACAGATAGTACAGTAACTGCATAATGATGTTTGTGCTTTGATTTGCGGTTGCTCTTTGAGATATTACTTTCTGTTGACTTGAGATATTTTGGTATTTCGTTTTCATGTATCATATTTAATTCCTCCTTTGATGTATTATTCTCTCTTTGTGAAAATGTGATTATTGCACTATTGTTCTTTTGGTAGTAAAATAAATATATATAATTTTAAAGGAGGAATTGTTTATGAAAAAATTGAAGAGATTAAAGAGGATATTTAGTTTTGTGTTATGCATTGTAATGGTTATTACCGTTATTCAATTAGTACCACAAAATGTTTATGCTGCCAATAAAGTTAAATTGAACTATACAAAGCTTACTTTGTATGTTGGCGAAGTAAAGAATTTGAAAATACATGAAGGAAAAACGGAAATATATTCTGCTAGATGGTCTTCTTCTAATAAAAATGTTGTGAAAGTTACTAATTATGGACATATAGAAGCATTAAAACATGGTTCTGTTAAAATAATCGCCAAATATAATAATAAAAATTATGTTTGTAAGGTTACTGTCAAGGATGCTTTAAAAGATCATGTAAGTTATGAGTTGATTGATATTCCTGAAAATGCATATTCGGGACAGTATAATAAAATGATTAAAATTGTAAACAATAATGATGTTACTGTTAATGTTAATATTTCTATTAAACAATACGATAAGGATGGATTTTATATTAGACAAAACACAAATGATTATATAGTAAATAAAAATACTTATATTATTGCATTAATGGAATATAATAATGGACGTGTAATAGATTTTAATAATCCAATACAATATGACGAACAGTTAAAGATATCTTTGAGAAGTGTAAATAGGGCAAATTCTATTGATATAAAATATAATATTTCTGATCAATATATTGATAATGGTTGGATATATAGAGATATTGTTTTTACTTCACCTATTACTAAATCTGCAAAATATTCTGCGTTATGTTATAATAGTAGTGGAGAATTAACGAGAATAGTTACTGATTATGTTTATGTTCCTGCTAATGAAAAAGTAAAAAAGAAAGATGGATATAATTTGAATTTTAAAGATAAATATGATATTCAAAAAATAAATATATATTTTTATTGATCAAGTATTTGTTTATTGGACTATGGCTTTGGCTGTAGTCCTTTTTTATTGCTGTTTTATATATAGATATCTCTATTTAAAAGGTGATTTGTGATATGGTTTTAATATACCTCCCTATAGGTTGAGATTCTTGAGTGTGGCTTTTGATGGAAAAATCGTTATCGGTGAAAACGCTTATATATAAGGAAGAAAATAGGATTGTTGGTGTGATTTTTGGTAAGATAGAAGTTTGATTTTTGGTTTGGAAGTGGCTGAAATGCTTGATTTTAGTGGGTTTTAACGATATGGGGTACGATAAGTGGTATGAAGGGTGAAATTTTAGATTTTGCTTGATTTTGTTGGGATTTTGAATATTTGAAAGGGTTAGATTTTTGAGTTGGTGTGTGGATGAATCAGCTATAAAGTTTACTGCATTTCCAGCCCATCTAATTAGTTTTAACTACCCCGGGTTAGACAAAAACAGTGGATAATAGATATATATTATACATTGTTTTTGGATAGAACAAACGTTCTATAAAATCAGATCTGGATTATCCAAGTAGAACATATGTTTGTATTATAATTTATCGTATTTTTTGAAAAATAATACTTGACTTTAGACAATTCATGTGATAGTATATAGTCAAGTCAAGAGAACAAACAATTTTTAAGAAATTAGAAATTGACTCTTGACAAGCAAAAGAATATCTGATATACTTGTATTAAGTCAAGTGAATAATTAGGAAGTAACAAGACTTTAAACTTATTTGCAAGCAATCCTAAAACAATACTTGACAACAGACAAGTAACATGATATACTTTAAACAAGTCAAGCGATTGACTTAAATGTTCAAACTTATAGCTTATATATAGGGTAGCAACCTATAAATAGGGTGCAAAGTCTATCACACCTTACACCCTTACATAGTGGAACGCATGAAACGCTACACCATAGCATTACATATCTTAGCATATTTCATGCAAAAATTCCACAAAAAGTTTGCATATCTTTAAAAATGCCTTTGCGGATAGGTGGCAAGTGTTACGGCACAAACCACACTACGAAAATAAGTTACGGCTTGTATTCTAACTATTTGCATTGCAATTCGGGGTGAAAATAGAGTGCCTACGTTCCCCAACTCGTAGGAATTTAATATTGAGGTCTGTATCTATATCCTAAAGGGGTTAGAGGTCATGAATGCTCAAGACTAAGCATGAATACTCTTTAGGGGCGTACGAAAGTACAACGGTGTGAGGTGCACTAGGTAAGGTGAGGAGGACGTTATAAAGCTACCAGTCTGCAAAGATTGACAGTTCCAAGTCTGTTAAAAGCTGAGGATAACAACGTACACAATAAAAATACATAGCACCGATTGCGTCAAGTCGGAGAAAGAGAACATTATGAGTAAAACAACAACTAACACAACAGTAGCAACAAACAACACTAAAGTTGACTTTTTCCAGTCAGCACGCACATTATCAACACGGACTTCTGAATTTTTCCGTTGCATCATCAAAAAAGCCGAACTGAATACAATCTATGGCTCAAAAATTGATGCTAATAATAACAGTATTGCAGCCATTGACGACATGCTCGAAAAAGGTTCGGGAAATCTTGACATTACAGTTGAGGATCTGAACCGGATGCGTACTAATTATGTAACTATCAATGAAGGCTTAAAGGTTGAGTGGGATAAGTTGCTCAAAGAACAAGCTTCTTTTGAATACAACGAACACGACAAAAAATTCCGCAAAGCTATGAAAGATGCTAAGTGCTTAGAAGATGTCAAGACAGCAGTAGAGAACTTCTACAAAGTTTACAAACTTGATGTAGCAGGTACAACATTTGAAACTGCCGTTCTGGAATCAATCGGTAAGAAGATTGACACGAAAACCGTTGTAAAGTCTAACGGTACAAAGGCTCTCAAGTATGACGTAACAAATGCGCTTAAAAACCTTTACGGTGTAGGCTTTGAGTGGATGGTAGAAGCAGGAACTATTAAACCTGCCGATATTCCTAGCGTATTAACTGACAAGTACACAAAAAAATCTAAGAAAAACAACAAATAGTATGCAACCATAAAATGCATAGTTAGAGAGGGCAAGGCAAATACTTTGCCCTTTTTATAGTGTGCATTTTTAAAATTAAGGAGGGAATTGACATGTTGAAATTCAGAAAAAATGAAATCCATGCACTTGCAAATCAGCTCACAGCCAACTCTGAGCTTTTCGGAGATGAAATTTGCTCCGTTACTTCTCAGCTAGTAACACTGTCAAACTCTGCAAATGAGTTTGGTTGTCTAATGGAAGGGAAAATTTCCGACTGCTGGGGTAGAACTGTAACTGCAACTGCTATACCTGATAAATTCAAGCATCATTGGAGATTCTAAAAAAGGAGGATAAAATCATGGGAAAAGATAGAAGCATGGCAATTAAACATGCAAAAGCGAAAAAAGAAGCAATGAAAGAAGTGCTAAACGATCAAAACGACTTTGCACAAACTTCATGGGGACTTACTGACAATATACGTAAATGGTTCAAGGCAAAACCATATGCATTGACATATGGTAAATAAAAATGATAGCACTTGAAAAAAGTCAAATAATATGCTATCTTTGAATATATAAAAGGAGGCGAAAATTATATGATAGTATATTATAAACTTGATACACTTTTAAGCGAACGCAAAATAACAAAAACACAACTATGTAAAGATACAGGAATTAGCACTAATGTTGTGTCTAAAATAAGTAAAAATGAAGTATTTAAAACAGATACATTAAATCGTATCTGCGAATATCTCCAAGTCCAACCAGGGGAAATTATGGAATGGATACCAGATGAAAAATATAACAAGGCAAACGAAGCAATTGCCTCAATAGAGCAACAAATAGCAGAACTTGAGGCAAAGAAAAAGCAATTACAAGGCAAATAATGCGTCAAATATAACCACAGCACCAATCAAGCACCCAATTTCCGGGTGCTATTTTTTATACCCAAAAACAATCAGAAAAGGAGAACAAATATGAAAAAGAAATTATTATCACTCATTCTTACAACAGCAACAATCCTTACATCCTACACAGTAGGCACAATGCAACAAACGCAAACAGTCAATGCCTCAACTCCAAAGCAGATCAGTGTAACAAATGCAATCCCAATCTGTGACATTGCTGGTTATTTCTATGACAAATATGGATATCTCTGCTTTGAGCTTGGCGATACAACAAAGCAGTTCAATAAGGCAGATGGATATTCGTATTCAAAAATCTGTGAGAAACTTCCGCATCTTAAAGATTTAGATGAAAACAAAACATATCCTTTGACAGCGAAAGTAATAAGGGCAAACAAAAAGCAAAACGTTGTCACTGTACAGGATTATAGCGGAAACAAATGGAAATTTCGTGGCTGTGAAGACTATGAAGATGAAGATGTAGTATCTATGCTCATGGATAGTAACGGAACAGAAAAGATAACCGATGATATTATCTTACAGGTCAGATACAGCGGTGCAGAGTGGTAAATAATAAGAAAGGAAGTAAAAACAATGTCAGAAAAACAGAAATCAATTCACAATGCTTATTGCGACTATGAAGTAGCAAAGGCAAGCAAACCATCACGGATCTATTCAGTCCGAACAGAAACACGGAAACCACACGGAATCAAAACCCATAATATGAGTAAAGCGATGTTAGCACAGACGTTAGCATCGCTTTTTTAATGCACAAAAGGAGGAAAGGCAAATGATAATTATCATTAAGGATGGTTATGACATTATTGATAATCGTCCAGAAGCAGAAATCGCACAGTCAGAGCGTGATTATTTTGAGGAGCGTTACAACAGAGACTTAAAACGCAAACTCGAAGCAAACAAACATCCATTTGCAAAGAAATTATTAGCTGCATGTGGATTATTATAGAATGGAGAGTGAAAATCATGGCAAGAACATTACGGGATAATCAGGCATCATGGGACGCATTATTTTATGCAATCATTACAGGATGCACAGCAAAAGATGCATTATTAGCTATTGGAATCTGCCCAGATAGCGAAAATAATTTAGCAAGGAGAACAGAAAGAGAGGCGAAAGAATAGATGAAAGGATATGAAGTACCGGATGGTTATATGAGTTGGATCAATGGAAAATACCAGCTTTTTGAAAGCGAAAGCGAATATTACGAAACACTTTTAGAAAGAGAAGAGGTCTAAATGGAAAGAGAAATAAAAGGCGAATTATTCAATGCATTGTGTAAAAGATGCGGAGAACGTAGAACTTGTCATGGGATCTGCGTTGACATGAACAATGCAATGGTAAAGGCAAATGAAATTAAAGCGACTGCAAAATAATTGTGGTCGCTATTTTAATGAAAAAAATTATTTTAAGAAGCGAATAATATATTAGAAAGCGAGTGATGAAAATGAAACATCGGTAAAAGCGAAATGAAGCTGTGCTATCAGGCTATACGGGCAAACACATTATAATAAGGAAAGGACAGATGAATTATGGCATATAGAAAGACAAAACAACTAAGAGAATTTGAACCGATTCTGTTACAGAATGGATACAGATTTACACGGTGCAAGGGAAGTCATTTCATTTATATGAATCGAACTTCTCATAAAATCATAGCAGTCAATAAAGACTTGAACAGAATGGTTCGTGAACGATTAATAAAAGAGAATAAGTTACAGGAGGTATAAAACTGTGCAGACAAGAGAAATTAAAGTAGGAACAAAATTCAAGCATATGAAAGAAGAATGGATCTGTACATCGAACGATGGATTCATATTTGAAGCAGATTGTTTGAATAAAAATTGTCCAATGAAAGATTTAATGCTTATTGGATCAAGCGAAGAAGTAGAAGTGATTGAATAGGAGGTGTAAGAACATGAAATGGACAGAGTTATTACGGAAAGATAATTATGCTTTACTGCAAAGCGAAAGTGATACACAGTATGCGGTTGCAAGTGGCTATGATCCAACGCAGCCTGAAGATCAGCAGTGGTCAAGTGGAACATATTTTACTTATTGGAATGACGCAAAGCGAAAAGCTGATTGCTTGCAAAATGCTTTAGATTGTTTTAGAAGTAGAACAGAAGAGAACTATGTAACCAAAGGTCAGAAATACCTTGAAATCTACAGAGAAGATTATAGCGAAGGCACATTCAATGAAATTATTACATCGCTTGGAATTGATAATGACAGAGTTGGAAATGCGATTGGTTGTTATTGCATTGTAGATGAAGAAAGTTTAAAAAGGTAAAAGAATGCGAAGAGGTATAGTTCATGCGATTAAGTGATTTATTATCATATATAAGCGAAAATGAAAACGTTTATGTATGGTTGGATGGAAAAATTGTAGCTGAATATAATGGGAGAGATAGTATTTCTCTTAAATATAATGATTTTGAGGTTGAAAAAGGAAGTCTTAGAAAGTGTGAAAATGGAATCGAAGTTACATTGACAGGAAATTTAATTGTTCCTAAAAGATAATGAGCAGGAAGATGTGGATTTTATTATCTCGATGAATGTAATAGCAGAGTAAACAGATATTTCATAATGAAAGGTAAAGGGTAATAGCATGAAAAAAGTAAAAGTAACAATGACCGTTGTTTTAAATGATAATGCAGATGTAAAAGAAATTAAAAAGTGGGAGCATCATATTGATTATGCGATTGATATGGATAGTTATCCAGAGATTGAACATATTGAGAATGTTAAGGTTGAAGAATAGAAAATGGATATTTCACAAGAAGGAGGATAGAATCATGAAGTACAGATTAGGTTGTTATAACACAGATGGAAGTTTAGAGTGTCTTCGTGCTGTAGATAATAAAGAGAGTGCAAAACTTGCGTACAAACATCTGAAAGAAGAATATCAGTGTACGATTTGGGTTCAGAAGATAGAGTTTGTTGATCCAAAAGAGGAGTTTAAAGAAGCATAACAAATGCGTGTTTCATTGGATTTAATAAGAAGGAGTGATAAGTATGGAATTTTTAGTACAGTATACTATTGAAGGAAGTGAAAAAATTATAAACAAGATTGTAAATTCTTGTTGGATTATTGAAGCAACAAATGAAAGCGATTTTAATGGAATTGAAGAAATGCATGTGTTTGATATAACAGATCTTGGAAAAATCAAACCGTTGCATTACAGAGGATGGCAGCCAGGATGCTTAATTGAATATGTAGACGATAAAAACAATGTAGTTATTCATGGATATGGAACAGACCATTAAATTCGCATTTCTTTAGATTAGAAAGGAAAAATATGGTAGAAAAAACGGTTAAACAGATTATAGAAGAAAATAAAGGCAAAGAGATTCATTTATTAGACGAAGCTGGTATATGGGGAGAGTTGCCACTTACAGAACACAACTTACAACTAACGCCAAACGCAGTTGAAATAAATGACTTCGTAGTTAGAATATATCTAGGCTGAATCTAAGATTTCTTAGGAAGGAGTGAAGCGAAAATGACAGATAGAGGAGCAATCATGCATTGCCACGATGCAAAAAGAGACGCAAATGATTTTGATAGATTAATGGATGAATTAAATTCTATTAAGAGAGATAAACAGGTGATTCAAGATATGGAATTGTCTGATGAAGCAAAACAGAAATGCTTTGAGGATTTAGATAAACAGTTAGCAGACGCAAAAGAACGAATGCACAATGCTATTGATGAAATGTAGAAAGCAGGTGAAGAGAAATGGCAAAATATAAATGCAGCAAGACAAAGGATGAAATTCTTGAAATTATTGCAGAGGAATTTAGAAAAGTAAATAAAGATTATGATAATGCAATGCAGAACGACAATGATAAACTCAAAGAACGGAATCAGGGCAGATATGTAGCAATGTTTGATTTGTTACATAAGTTAGAGATTTATGAAAAGGAGTGAAGCAAAATGACAAGTATTGAAAAATCAAAAGAAGATGCACGGAACTTAAACGAACTCACGGATCATTTGATTAAATTGCTTGAATCGGATGACAAGCGGTTCTCATTTGAATTTTGTGCAGGTGGCACAATGGAGATTTACGACAAAGAAAAAGAAATCGGTTATGCCGTTCACATTGCACCAATTGAATATGATGAAGATGGAAACGCAATTAATTTATAGCAAACGTAAAGGCAGTTAGGAGAATAATCTACTAGCTGCCTATTTTATTACAAGAAAGTGAGGAAACGATTATGAGCAGATTTAAAACAATTAAAGAAGCAACTGAAGCATGGGTACATGAAATGAATGCAATTCCACAGGGAATGATTTTACGGTTATTTCAGGATCATCCCGATGATTGGACAGAAGTTACAAAGCCAAGCAAATATGACAGAGTATATGTATTTGATAATGGAGACTATGGAGAAATCACAGACTTTGATGAAGAAACGGAAGAATACATTATCTCACTTGACAACGGAGAAGAAATCAGATGTGAAAATGGCGATTTTGAAGTTAATCATGATGATTATCTTCCAATGTGGGGAACAATGTGGAGCTTTGGAGATAGGTGTGATGATTGGTGGTTAGAAGAAGATAACGGAATTGAACTGATGTCACAGTGCGGATTTAGAATTTATGAAAGTGAAGAGTTTGGTTACTTCTTTGGAATTGATGGAGCTGGATATGATTTTTATGAAAGTCATTGGATTCCATTATATAAAGCAAGAGGATTGCAGTGGCACGAAACAGAAACGGAGGAATAAGATATGACAAAGTATACACAGAGACAGTTAAAAGAGATGGTAAAAGATGGACTTGCAGAAGATATTACATACGGAAATAATGATACGAGAAGGCAGATCGAAGAAACAGAAGGATATTACACACAAGTCGGATATTCAAGTGGTGTATATGGATGTAATGGAATGCTGTTAAAAGGAAATAAGACTGGAAAATTATATGCGATTACATCAAGAACAACAGCAGTATTTGTATTCTAAAGTCAAAGGAAATTGTAATTTACAGTGAAAATTTAGATAATATGAAGTGACCCC